AAGTTCTGCCAGCTGTTCATCCGTCATATCTTTACTTGGCCGATGCTCCAGCAGAAATTTGAGATATCCGTAAATATTCAGGCCGTGTGCTTTTGCCATCTCAACCATTGTGTAGACTACCGAACTGGCATTCGCTCCGTCCACGGAACTGCTGAACAGCCAGTTCTTCCGTCCTACTGCAAATGGACGGATTGCATTCTCGCTGAGATTGTTGGTAAAGCTGCAGTGCCCATCCTCCAGATAGGTCTCCGCTGTATCACGCCGGTTGAGAACATAATTAACCGCTTTATCCATCCGGGTATTCCGGACGGGCTTCTGCTGATCGAGCCACGACCAGAAAGCCTCCAGAACAGGTTTTTCCTTCTCGAGACGCAGCTGTTTCCGCTTTTCATAATCACCGGAATGCTTTTTGTTTATAGAGTCCTCAATGGCGAATAACCGGTTGCAGTACTGGACTCCCTGCACTGCCGGCTGGCTGTAATCATACTGCCTGCCTTTAGGAACAGCGTCGATAAAGTATCGGCGGATATGTGCCCAGCAGGAGCAGCGCCTAATCCCCGGCAGATTGTTATAACCCTGATAGCCGTCAGTTTCCAGATATCCGCTGTAGCCTTCCAGAAACTCTCTTGCGTGGCTGCCGCTCCTGGTAGGGGAATAGCCATACAGGATAATCTCCGGAAGTCCATCCTCACCACTTCGGAACAGCCACATGAACGACTGGGTCTGAGCCCTGCGGCCTTCCTCTTTCAGCACCTGGACCCGAGTCTCATCTGCCATGGCAAAGTTCCTTTTCAGCAGTTCACGGTGAAAGTAATCATACATTGGCTGAAAATAGTTCTGCGAACAGTAGATAATCCAGTTAGCAAGGGTGGTCCGGCTGATCTGGGCCCCATACTGTTTCCAGTCTTTCTCCTGCCGGTAAAGGGGAAGCCCATTGGCATATTTCTGGTACATGGTCCATGCAACGGTGGATGCCGAGGCAGGACCTTTCCCAACCAGAGCCGCCGGAACCTGGGACTTTATGATTACAGGTTTTTCTGTGTCGCCGAGTCCTTCCTTACAGGATGGGCATCCGTAGCTCTGGCTGTAGTATTCGATTACTTTACAAGTGGCAGGAATGAATTCCAGTTCCCGGCGGACATACTCCTCGCCAATCAGAACCAGCTGCGTACCGCATACCGGACAAATCTTCTCTTCTTCCGGAAGAGGGAGCACTACTTTTTCAATCTTAAGGCCTTTGAAGAGATCTTCATGCGTGGCCTTCTTTTTACGGGTATGTTCCTTGATTACAGTTTCTTCTTCCGGCAGAGATGGATTCTGTTCCATTTCCGCTTCATCAAAGAGATTCTGCTGTCCCGGAATATCATCGGCTCTTCTTTCACTGGAAGAACCAAAGAGTTTTTTTGTCAGATAATCTACCTGTTCCTGAAGGGCTTTCTCGTGACTGGATTTTTCGTCAATAATAAGACGGAGAGATTTCATCATCTCAGTCTGTTCAGATACCATTGTTTTCAGTTGTGATATCGTATCTTTCAGCTCTCTGAGCTGGATATCTTTCGCACTGGAAGCCATCGTTTCTCTCCTCGGATTTGATACCTTTATTATAGCAGAAACAGGGCTTTTACTAAAGGAAAATAGCTCCTGAAAAATGCCGAATTTATAAGGGCTTTCCGGTTTTTTCTGTGCAGGATTTCTACTGGAATCCAGATGCTTTTTATTCTGCTTTAAAGGCTTTGGGCTGGTCAATATCAATCCCCGACATCAGCCAGTCAAACTCCCGCCAGGAAAGATTCCGGACCTCCGATTGCTTCCTGGGCCATTGATAGCCGCCGCGGACAGACAACCGCTTATAAATCAGAACGAACCCGTCTGGTTCCCGGAACAAGGCTTTAATCCTGTCCCGTCTTCTTCCACAGAACAGGAAGAGAACACTGGACGACGGATCCATCTTAAGCTGGTCTTCGATAACGGCGCAGAGTCCGTCAATGGACTTCCGCATGTCGGTATAGCCGCAGACAATGTAAATCTTTTCAAGTCCGGAGATGTCACCTAACATGAGAGCTCCTGAAGCAGACGGAATGTTCTGGTGAGTAGGAGCGGATCTGCATCATTGCTGATACGGACCGTGATATCCTTCATAGCAACTTCAATCGTATGTGAATTGTCAAGGTACGAGTTTTGCATCTGGGATGCTGTATGCTGTTCCGGAACAATGTCAATGGAGACCACGTCCTGTTTCGGACGGGGAATCTCAAGATGACCATGATTCGCTGCTGGAATCTGCTCCGCTGCCGCTTTCCGACAGCGGCTGACCCAGTTGTAAAAGGTGCTTACTGCAATGTCGTTTTCACGGCACCAGTCAGCATCTGTCATGCCGCTCTGACGGCATTCATTAATAAGCCTGAGCTGTTCCGCCATCGGAACACGGGCTTTGCGAGTACCTGCCATAACCTATCCTCCATAATTGTAGTGAAATAATCTAAATATCTATCGACTACAATTATAGGTGAAACTTGAGGATTAGGAAATCCGCAGGAATATTTGGCGCTTACTGTTTATGAGGTTTCTTCTACTTTTCCTGAAATTTCTCTGAACATGAAAAGAACGACCTGACAAAGGCTTTTCTGCCTTGTCTAAGGTCGTTCTTTTCATGTTTCTATTCTTTTTTCAGGTTATCCAACTTTGCCCTTGTCAGGATAGTGGAGTGTGCCTTGGAATACCCACACCACTATTTTTTGTCAAGCTACACACTGAAAAAATTAGATCCATTTTAGATCCAAAGGACATAAAACAACCCCGGAAATGCCCATTTTATCAGCATTTCCGGGGTTCTGTCCGTTATTCAAACTCAAGATTCATCAGAGTATTTCTTGTAATTTCTTATTTTTGCAGTCCGCATTTCTGCATTATTTTTCTTCTATTTTTTTTATTCCTGTCATTTCGTTTCATTATTAACATCATAATAACATCACAAACAAATACTGTTTTCTTATTCTTTGTATTCTTCAACTTTTACCCAATCATAGAAAAATTTAGCATATATAACTTTAAAGATTAACGTAAGTTTCCACCTTGCTTTATATACCTTTTCTATTTCTTTTATTCCAGTTCCGTCTACAGTTGGTTCTCCGCCTATCAGGCGCCCAGTTATTTTGTACATTTCCCACCTCTACTATAAAAGTAGTTTATTCTTTAGTTGTGCTATTGTCAACCTCTATTACATCCGAGATCTCGCAATCCAGGACCTGACAGATCTTGTCAATATGCTTCAGCTCAACGTACTGATCCTTCCCCATTCTCGCTAAGGTGCCACTGCTGAACCCTGCCATCTCTCGCAGCTCCGTCTTTTTTATGCCCTTTTCGATTAGTGTTTTCCAGAGAGGCTTATACGTTATCATTTTCAATCACCTCCCCGTATTTTTCTAAGTAGCATTTTTCACTGTCAAAAAGTATCCAATATAATTCCTTTCCTTTTTGAGCTATATTAACCGCCTTTACCTTATACCCGTTTTCCTCCAGGTACGAATGATATCCCTTAATCCTTCTCTCTGCATCCGGAGTTATTGCATCCCATAAAGGATAAGATTTTGGTGCTCCTTTGATATAACGAATTTTTGGTATATACATTTTATCTCCTCCTTCTCTTTTTTATAGAATACAAATATTTTCTATAATTGTCAATATTTCTTCTAACTTATTAAATATTTTTTCTAACTTTTTTTATTTTTTCTATTGACACTCGTTGTCCATATGTTAATATACAACCACAGAAACAAGAACATACATTCGTAGACGGCGAATGAATAAGGAGGAAGCATTATGTCAGAACTTTTAAAAAAGCAAAAATTTGGAGTTGAAGTAGAATTCACCGGTATAACAAGAGAAATGGCCGCAAAGGCTGTTCAAGAAATCGTTGGCGGAACAATTTCCGGTCCAAAAAGAGATGCTTACTACACAAGAACCATAAAGGATTCACAACGAAGAACATGGAAAGTGATGCGAGATAGTTCAATTTCGCCAAAGACAAATGTCGGAACCGCAAATATAGATGAATACAGAGTCGAATTCGTTACACCGCCTCTTAAATATGAGGACATTGAGACTTTACAAAACATCATTCGAAAATTCAAAGAAATGGGCGGCGTTCCTCATAGCAGCTGCGGTATTCATATCCATATTGACGGTGCAAACCACACAGCCACATCACTTCGTAGAATGGTAAACTTCATGTTATCCAGACAAGAAATCATATATGAAGCATTGGGAGTTGGGGAAAGAAAAAATCGCTGGTGCAAACCAATCTGCAAGAGCCTTTACGATACAATGAAAAAGGAATCTAATCTCACAAAAGATAAAGCAGAGCAAATTTGGTATAGCGAGGCGAACGATCATTATTGGGGCGGCGTAAACCACAACCATTACAATGAAACAAGATATCATGCACTTAATCTTCACAGCTTTTTTTCAAAAGGGACTGTAGAATTTAGGCTTTTCAATAGCACATTGCATGCTGGTCGAATCAAAGCATACATCCAGTTTTGTCTCGCTTTGTCCGCATGGTCAATAGAGTCAACCGGCAAAGTTGTCTTCAGAAGCGTTTCTGGGTACTCTGCTGATAAGAAAGTAACTTTGATGTACCACATTTTAACAAACAGGCTTGGGTTGTACGGAGATGAATTTAAAACTTGCAGATTCCACATGATGAAGAATCTTAAAGAAAACACCGCAACCATAGCAGCGTAAGAGAGGAGGATTAATTATGAAATTATATGTAGCTTATGGGAGTAATCTGAACAAACAACAAATGAGGCACCGTTGTCCAAGTGCCAAACCGGTATATACCGGTTATCTGAATAACTGGGAGTTGATTTACAGGGGAAGTAAGACAGGATCATACGCAACAATACGTCGAAAAAAGGGGTATCGGGTTCCCGTTGTAGTATGGGGCATTCAGCACTCAGACGAAAGAAACCTTGATATATATGAGGGCTATCCTCGGTTTTATTCTAAGCAAAACGTCTACGTGACTATTTCGGACGATTCGCACATAAAGGCCATGGTTTATATTATGTTTAAAGGCGCGAAGCCAGGACAACCAAGCGAGAGATATATAGATACCATATATCAAGGATACAAGGACTTTGGACTTGATTATGACTTTCTGAGAACGTCCTTATTAACAAATATTCAAGAAACGAAAAAAGAGAGGGGTTAAGCCTCTCTCTTTTCATTTCTTGGTGATGCCGTTGCAGCGACACTTTCCCTGCGTTTTTTGATTTCCACGCCTTGTGTGAGTAATGTTAGATTCTCTGTTCGGAATACGTACAATCAATTCATCTAACTCGCAGTCCAATGCCTCACATATAAGATCCAGATGTTCCAGATTCACACGATCCGCGAGTTCGTGGTACAACTCATTGATTGTATTCGGACGTATGCCGGTAGCTCGTGCCAAATCCGCCTGTGTAAGCCGCAACTCGCCAAGCTTTTTCGACAGTAAAATCTTTATCATTCGCCATTGCTCCTTCCGCTATAAAATACCATAATATGGTAATTCATAGTGGATTTTGATAGATTATATCAAATTAGGTTATGGCGTTTTTTACTGTATAATTTATTATGCCCGTTTTGCATATTCAAGGGCAATCCAACCAGCACCGGATTTAAGTTTTCCCCATGTATGTCCACCGGAATTCTTTGTTTCCACAATAGTATATGTGCCTTTTGGGCAAAAGCCGTTTGTTCCATAATTAGTGCCAGGTCCTTTTCTGATATAAAGATCTGAAATATTTACCTGTACCATAAAGTTTCCTGTTCCAGATGAAGATCCTCCTCCAGAAGATGCACCTTTATAGGTGCAATATGCTTTATCGACATTGATCCATCCAGAGCCGGACTTTAATTTTCCCCAAGAATCATTTTTAATTTCTGTAATTGTGTAGACACCTTTGTCCTTGATTGATCCATTAATTCCATAATTTGTTCCTGGACCTTTCCGAATATTGAGTTCCTCCACATTAACCTTGTACGTTCCGGTCTTGTAAGAAGAGCCAGAAGAAGAACCGCCGCCAGAAGAACTTCCTCCACCTGATGAGGCGCCAACGTAAGAACAATATGCTGCGCTGACGTTAATCCAACCTGCCCCTGATTTAAGCTTTCCCCATGAGCCATTCTGGATTTCAGTAATTGTGTAAGTTCCTTTGTCGGTAATAACCCCATTAGTTCCGTAATTTGTTCCTGGTCCTTTTCTGATATTGAGGTCTCCGACATTGACTTTGTACATTCCTGTTTTATAGCTGCTGGATCCACTTCCTCCACCAGTTGATCCTCCACCACCGGTACTCCCACTCAGCTGAGCAGTTACCCTATTTGCCACATCTCCAAGTCTAGAATACAACCAGTCACCTGGGCAAGATTTATTTGCGAACCAACGATGTACAGTCAGAACCATCTCATTTGGCTTCGGATCGTAATTTAGAGACGTATTCTCATCTCCAAACCAGAGTAGCTTTGTCTTTCCATTTCTTCGGCAAATGTCAACGCAAAGGGCAATCAACTTCTCATACACTGCATTTGTCATAGCATATGGGTGTGACATATCGCTTGCGCACTCAATTGTTACCGCCCTCTGGTCGTTTGCATTGCTGGAAGAACACCAACTCCGATTAGCCTCATCTACCACCAAACATACACGACCATCGGATCCAATGCCATAGTTACAACTTGCCTCTCGGCCGTCCGGAAAACAAGATCCAATTCCTTCCGCCGATAATTGTCCAACCACACAATGCGGTGTAATGCGGTCAATCGAATGCGTCCTCGCTCCACTGTGATTAGGACTTTTTACTACACAATTTACTAAACTACTATTACTCATACCTTTATCCTCCTTGTCATACTGTGTAAGATTCCATCTTTCAATTAAACTGCAGAGTTTATCAACATAAGAAATGTCTGTTGCGTATCCTCCAGCTTTAATTAGTTCTGCAACTTTCCGATAGTTCTTTTCTCCAGAAAGCCCTTCATACCTTTTTTGATTCCCGTTCATGGCTCCGTTCAAATAGCACGAATGATCTTTGATGCTTGCAAGAATATCTGGATACTTCCGAAAATCTGCCATAATGGTATATATTGTTCCATCCAGTTTCTGCTCTTGTGTCTGTTTTGTATATTTACTCACACCATCCCACACAGAGTCCCATGTATTGCCAGATAGGGAACATTTCATTCCAAATAGGTTATTTGCATTAACCGCAAGTTCTGTGCTACCATATCCCGATTCCAGACATGCCTGCGCCACCGTAATGGATGCCAAAATACCGCTCTGTTTCATGTCTTGAGCCGCAAGTGAACCAATCTTGTCAATAAATTCTCTCTCTGTCATAGTTTCCTCCAAAAAGAGCAGTCGGATTTCTCCGACTGCTTCTTCATTATTTCTGTGAATTATTTACTTTCCCATCGTCCAGAAGATCTTTCACTCCCTCAAACCATTTCTGTATAAGTTTCTCCATGGCTTTTTCCGGTACAAGAACTTGTAGCCACTTCGGAAGCAGCCCTCTTGCCTGCTGAATTACCCATTGTAATTTTTGTTTTCCAGTTCCAGACTCATTATACATATGCTCAGCCTTTAAAATAAGCTGATATACATCTTCCCTGATTCCATCCAATCCCTTAGCCTTCATATACTGAACGGCAATCACAATCGTAACAATAAGCAAGATTGCGACAACCAAAATCAAAATAGGCAGTGGTATCTGTTTCAAAAATTCTAATAATTCCATAGTATTCTCCTCTCATATGTAGCTCTGTGAGCTTTAAAGATTTTTGTGTTCCTTTTTTTGCGTCATTGGTCACTTTCTGATCAAATATAATACGTAAGATACCCTATTCTATTTGCGACTCTGCATCAGTTCAGATAGTCTTTCCTCTTCATGCATAGGAATTTTATCCAACAATCTCATTGCAGGTTGTACTGTAGTATGCATATCACCATCTCCACCCGCTTCTTCATAGTCGCCAAACATTTTCCAAAAAGCATCTGATTCCATTTCTGACCACGCAAGCAGTGGATTCTTGTCTTTACTGGTATAATAGCGGTAACTCTGAAGTAACCTATCACGCAATTCATTTCTCTTCGTCTTTTTTCTTCTCTCCTCGATGTCTTTTAGCTCTTTAATTATCTCTTTCTGCGTATTTCTTAAATCGTTGATTTCAGACGAAAACTCTTTCTGACGTTCAATACTCTGTTCTCTCCACTTAGGATACTGTTGTACCTGCCCCAGAATATCTTTCATCTGCTTTTCTTTTTCGAATTCAATCACGTATTTATCCTTGAAATACATCTCGACCTTCTTGTATATCTTCCACATAAAGATCAAGGCAGCAATTAAGAGAACCGCTGTATCAAGCCTCATACCACCGAATACTTGTAGCAAATATTCCATAGTTACTCTCCCCTACAAATTATCGTCTATTTTTAGTCGATGAATAATAAACAGGTCTTGCCCTTATTAGATTCATATCCCCCCCTCCTTTCCGCAAAAGAAAAAGATCGGTTTCCCGATCTTTTCTCTAACATCTGATGAGTCTTTTTTCTCCTCATTCCATATTTAAAGTTTTCCATATTTTACTAAGACTTCTTGAACAAGTTTAGTTCCTTCCGTTTGTTCTAGTGCTTTTTCATCTGCAAATCCGCAAATATTTTTCATATGTGCGATTTCAAAAGCCTGTTTCTTTACCAATTCAGACAATTGATGTATGGCCTCGTCCTGCTTTTCGACCATATCAATATACATGTCCAGCAGCTCAAGTAAATTGCTATCGCCCATTTTTTGTTATTACCTCCTTCGGATTATGAGTAAGGACAAAATTATCAAAAATTTTCTTTTTAAGGGCTTCGCAATCACAATGTTTCATTAATGCGGCGTAACTCATCACTGTGTCATTCGCCTTTTCAAACGACAACCTGTAATCTCGATAATCATCCTGCACTCGTTTAAGACGACGTTTCATTCGCAGACTCGTTGATTTTCTAAGTCTCACTTTATGTGGCCAAATACGATATCCAACAAATTCCATTCCTTGATTAATTGGGCGTATCGCTGTTTTTCCATTAAGTCTTAAATGCAATACATCTCCAAAAAAATCGGAAAATTCTTTTTTATACTGATGTAATTTTTCTTTATCCCGATGCAAAATGACAGAGTCGTCCATCAGCCTGATATACTTCTGTATTCCAAGCTCTCTTTTTGCTAACTGATCTGCAGGATCCAGATACATATTCCCATACATATGCGACAATCCGCCTCCTATTGTGATGCCAACGTCCCATAGCATATCTTCTTCCGGGATATCCATAGGATTCGTGACTCCAAGCGGAAGTCCAAAAGGGCTTGATGCCTCGCAAATATAATGTTCCATCAACCTTAGTGCTTTTTTATCACTTATTTTCTTTCGTATGATCTTCATTAAGATTTCGTGGTCTATTCTGTAAAAAAATTTTTCGATATCCATCTTCAGATAATACCAAGTATCTCCACTTTCGTGAACATAGTCCACCCATGACGCAAGGCGCTTCATGGCATTTAACTGCCCTCTGCCTTTTATACACGCATATGTATCTGATATAAACCCCTTGCACACCAAAGGGTTTATGACATCGTAAGCTGCCCTTTGTATGATCTTGGTCGTGTAATCTGCTGACACAATCTTTCTCAATTTGGGTTCATATACATAAAAAGATGTGTAACAGTCCGGAGGAAAATCGAGGCTTTTGATTGATTCGGAAATGCGGTATATATTCTCTTCGAGATTCGCCCAGAAGCTTAGCTCTTTCCTACCATACCGTTTTCCATTCCTTACATTTCTTTCAGCCCGCAGCAATGTATCAAACGAACAGATTTCTGAATAAATATTTTTTATGGACACACTATCCCTCCATTATTTAAATTTTAGGCATTGCGAATTTCAGATTGTCTTACTCTCGGCATTCCGCATCCAACGGGGCCGGATCAGGTCCCTTCCTTTTTTGCTTATTCAGCATGGAAATAGAATCCTTTACCCTTCTGTTCTGGATGCAAACCCTTGAGTTTGCAACATCTGACCAACGAAGGTAGAGCGGAGCGGAAGCCAACGTTGGAGTTGGAGTTGGAACGGGGATTGTTCAGATTGACGTTGAAAACGCCGGCGTTGGCACCATTGTTCCACCTGCCCCCGCATAACGGCAGCCGCTGTATCCTATTCCCAAAACACACTAATCTTTTTTGGTACTTTTAATCCATCCGCCGACCATGCGTCCTAACTCAACAGACTTGCTGCTCCAGATTTCATACTTTTTAGAAGGAAGAAACTTTAAATTATACGATAATCGCAAATAAGCTTTTAATTTCATTATTTCCACATCTAACTCCTGGAGCGTAGTCTTTTTGTAATACTTCTTGTTAGCCTCAATTATTTTTTCCAATATTTTGTGCATACAGCGTTTTATATCTACTACAAGAGCAAATTTTTCTGATTTCGGGTACTGTGCAAGCGCTGTGTATCCATATTCCATCATTTCAAACGCCTTCTGCAAAATAATAAGATCTTCCACTTGGAAACCTCCGGTATGCCATTTTCTTATCGATATTATCATATTTCAGCCTTTTTAATCTGTATAAGTTATCTTATATCGTATTCTGTTATTACTTCAAATATCAAAATATCTCTCCCACTATCGTGGGAGAGGGCAGAACACAGTAAAGCAGATTACAGATCTACAAAAGCGGAGCGGAAGCCAACGTAGGAGCTGGAGCCGGAACGGGGATAGGCCAGATAGACGATGAAAACGCCGGCGAGGGCACCATTGTTCCACCTGCCCCCGCATAACGGCAGCCGCTCGCCGACAGTATTTACCCAATGATAGTCGCTACCATAATCGCCGCCTGGCTCATCCGGATAGAGCAACAATGCCTTCGCAATTTCCGGTGCTGCCGATACAGAAGAGTTGAGAGTCATATCCTTATACTGACAACCATTGCCCTGATCCGTCTTGTAGGATACTGCACCGGAAGTAAGCTGAATCTTTCCTGATACCCAATCCCACTTCAATGTATCTGCTGTTCCAGGTTCTACAAGAGTTCCGTCCTTCTTGATAGCTTTCCACTCCGTTGACTTATCTCCCATGTTTGTCTCTGCCAGCATACTGTTCGCATACGGAATAATTTGGATTTCTCCATTCTTTACACGCATACCAGCACACCATTCCCACACATTTCCATTCAAATCAGCAATGCCATCTGGCATCCAGTTGTGATACCATGTGGCTGGTCCGGATCCGGTAAGGCAACGTACTGGTTCGCCTGGATGTGATTCCGCTTCCTTGCTTTCCCATGCACAGGGAACACCTTTTTCATGCTGGTATGTGTAATCTTTACCCCAGAAATTGTTTCCTCTTGGCATAGTTCCATTTTTTCTGCACCAGAGAGCAATCGCACTCCACAGCGAATACGGATTCAAACTCCAGCCTTTTCCTTTATTGCGACAAAACGATAATGCCTGATCGAACGTAACATAAACCTTCGGATCACGCATAGGAAGGGAGTAAGCTCTGTCATTCAGTACGATATTCTGGAATTTAGATATATACAGAACGTCCTTCTCTACGCCACCCACAGAAAAAGCCGGATGAATATTCTGACTGCCGCCGCTCATAATTTCTGCAATTTTCATTTTTGGAAACGGAACCATAACAGACGGCATTTCCATGTCATCAAAAAGGACGGTATTTTTACCGCCCGTCATCGCTTCAATCGCTAACTTAAAATCATCAAAATTTGGCATCTCTTATACCTCCATATCCCATAATCTCAGTTCGCATTTGTTAATATCAAAAGGAACCGGTTCTTTGTTTGTAATAGTCGGAGATTCCATGCTCTCCTCATTTTCCGGATCATAGTCCGGATTTACTGTGGTTGTCTCAATGTACTCTCTTGCCGGTACAATAAGTTGTGCCACATATCTTTCGCCGGAATCAGTACCCATAACTAATGCTCCTGTGTAATCCTGGCAAATATCAATCACAACTTCGTAGTCCCTTTCCTTCTTTGAAACATTGAACATCAAATCTCCATCATTGAAATCAATGTTCTTTCCCATTACTTCGTAGGGAATGAAATTTGTGCCGTCTTCCGGCAGATATACTACTTTCATCAGAAATACCTCCTTCTGTTCTGTGACATTCTAACTGCTTCATTTGTTCTTGCCGCTGCAATTTCAGCCGCCTCCCTCATAGCTGAATCTCTTCTGTCCACGCCATAGGCTTTCATGATGTGTTCTGCATCAGCTTTTCGGTTCTCATTTTTGATAATCACATTCGCCATACCTATACACCTCCTCTCACATAGCAATTCACAATAACTTTGGTTGCTGATCCGGTATATGCAATCTTGAATCCATTGAGCAGCTTATCGCTAAACTCAAATTCTCCAACTGCTCCACCTTCTACTTCCACAACTTCACAACTGACTGTATATTTCATATTATTTTTCGTCACCGGAAGCTGAACTGTCTTCTTTGAGTTATTATGCGGATATACCTGGGAATTTGTGAGCGTAACCTGAATTTTGTCACCAGACAGTCCTTCCATGATTCTTCCCATAAGAAGAATATTTCTACTGTTTTCCGATGCCATCAGCATAGCCTCCAACGCTGCCAGATCCATCGTGTTCAAATTCGTAGCATTCTGTGGAGTTCCCTGTTGTTCTACTTTTCCCGGAGATGGTGTATGTTGCACAAGCCCTCCGCCCAAAACCTGTTCTTCGAACCTTCCGGGATACTGAACCACATGATCTTTCCAGTTCACAAGTTCTCGCATTATTCTTCAACCTCCCTTTCACTGATTTCCAACTGGCAGACATAATAAAAGCCCTCTGCAACAGAATTCATTTCTAAGAATTCCTGTTTAGAGAGCCATAAGTCATTATTCGTGTCATACAATTGGATTTCCGTAACAGTAGCGGCACCTGTGGTAGCTGCTTCGATCTTAAATCGAACTTCTACAATCCCCTCTTCCGTTACATCCACCGATTCAATCTTCGTCTTGTGATAAGTCGAACCGACTTTGTACTTCGCATAGGCAATCGTACGTTTCGTGTAATCGCGATATCCCTGGATTGCCTTGCTTGTCAATAGTTTCATCTGCATACCTCCTTTTTATATCTCAAAGGCATCTCCACAAAGCTTGTATCTGATTTGATATGCTTCTGTGGAAACCTCTGGAACCACTCCGTTATCGGATTCTGCCGACCGGACACTTACTTTTGGATCTGTGCCTGTTAATTTACTGCAATAAATGTGTCCTTCTGCTTCTGCTTCTGCATCAATTTCCACGGCAGAATACCTAACACTAGCCTGCGTATTTGGATACATTCCCGTTTTGACATGTTCACCCGTGTTTGGATATACAACTGAAAGTCCTTTTCCTTGTCCTGATACATAAATATTATTATCCACCAATTCCATTCCAACGCTTGTGATAGGATATTGACCGGATTTATGTATTTCACCGGTTAGAGGTACTTCTGTTTTGTAATAATCAGTTGACGGAACTACATCTATTCCTGTTTCTGCAAGTCCAAGGCCGTTGCTTACCATCGGTGTTGTACCGCACTGAGCATACGATGTCTTCCATTTTTGTGTGTGACCACATATCTCTATTCTGGCAAGCGATGTAAACGAAAACGTAAACGCCACATGAGACTGTTTGATTTCTTTTAATTTCTTTATCGCAGCTATAACATCAACCGCATTATCTCCAGGTTCAATCTCGACTGTAAAAGTATTGATAGGTGTATCTTCGTCATTTACATAAACCTTTCTTCCTATTATATTTTCCAGTATTTTTTCCATCATATATGGATTCATGGGAGCTCTAGTATTCCTTTTTTCCAGTATGAGCTTTCTACGTTCTTTGTAACTCAAATTCTCTCTTACCGGAAGGCCGTATTTCTCCTCATGATACCGAAGCCCCCATGTTGCCGTCTCAGGAAATGCCTGATATGGGAGTTCCTCTTCAATGCGAAGATGCGCATCGTCCATCTCTTTACCCATTGCCTGAAAGATCCATTTTCCCACATAGGATTTTCCATAGAATTCATTTCCTGTTATGTATCCCATCATCCTTTTGGCAGATTGAGATGTCGGGAAATTTTCTATATTCATAAGATCCCTCCTAACTGAAATCCACATTTTCTGTCGCTGGGTACTCTCCCTTATCTAAGACAATGTTTTCATCGCTCCCGTTTATCAAAAACGTATCGAAGTCAGACACTCCAGGAATATCCGTAATAAAAGGGCGAATCTGGTTATAAATCAGGACTCCATCAAATTTTGATTCTGAGTATTCCTGCAGGACAAGATTTTTGAAAGCACTTATAATAGTAGGTATGTCTGTCGTTTCATCATAAACTAAGCCGGTACATGTATATGACACATTTTTAATAGTAGCCGGAACTATGGTCAGCTCTGCGCTTCCTGTAGGGAGCAATCGTTGCGAACGATCATTTGGAGAAACAATATGGTCATATACATCTTGTATCAATTTCTCATTGGCCGGAGATCCATTTGAGTCTACAATTATAAGTTTAACCGTTCCTGGACCATTCCATGTTGCATCTACAATGCAATCCCCCACCCCAACCACTTCCTTGGCCCATCGGATATAATCAGCATCATTTCCAATATAGCTTACTCCTTCCTGCGTACATTTTTCTTCTATTCTCTGCCGCAGAGACTCGTCACTTTCTATGTCCGTACCACCAGTAATCGCTTCAGAATTTTTTACTGACGAAACACCCTTTATGTTATTCAGCAAAAATTTTATTGTGTTCGCATTTGTATTAGACCCTTTTCCAGGATCAACAGCAATCACTGAGATTTCAACTATCCCATCATCTGGTATTGCCATGGATTCATCGGATGAATATTCCAACGCCGGAGATACATCTGTTGCCTCCGTACAAAAAATTGTTCCTTTCGGAATTATGGTTCCCGGATCTCCGGTAACATCGATTTTACCGCTTGCATAACCAGCCGGACGGCGTTCTATGCCTGCCACTGCTGCGTGTAGATCAAGCCAATCATCCCACGCCCACATCGGAAACATGAGCATGAGCGTCCGAACCATATGAAACTGAATCAGTTCTGACTTTTCAATCGCCGTTGGCATTGTAAAATCATAAGGGAATCCTCCCGGCATATCATCAATACCTTCTGGAAGTTCACTCATCATCCTCTGCTGTATTTCCTCCGGCTCGCTATAACCCACGAATTCCGGTGGCGTAAATTCTTTACTCCATGCATTCACTCATTTCACCTCCTCGCTATATAGAAACTTTAAACTCGTCAATATCCACGCCTTTAACAACGAACGAAACACTTACAGCATCACCATTCCAAACAAATTCAAATTGCCTAACATATTCCGTCCTCGGATTCACCAACAGTGCCTCTGATATCGTTCTCTCTATCGCGGACTCAACTGCCTTTTCACTGTCCTCTGCAAGAGCCTCATCCAACTCAGTACCAATTTCGTCCGGATAAGCTGCGCAGGCATAGCGCTGTGTAAGAGCCATTTTGCAACACCACACTTTATACCCTTCCACACCATCGCACTGATCCATCTGTCCTTTACCGTTGAGGACAAAATCCTGTTTCTCAACATCCCACGCAACCGTATAATGGTAATCCCGATCTAATCGTTCTCCGTCATCGATAAATTCGGGGGATTCTTCTACCGGAAATAGTGTATTCTCTTCGTCCATGCTTCCACCTCCACTAATTGATCACATCGATGACTACTGCCTCATTCTGTACCCATGCCACAAGTACATGATTTCCAGGAGATAATCCTGGAACCGATATAGAATGCGAATGCGAACCATCGCCATATTCATGCCCGCCATGGTTTCCTCCCGAAGTTCCTAGTGATATGCCCGTCACATGCCGGCACACTGTATAATCTCCCCTTGGGATTTTTACCGGAAAGGTATTCGTAATCAGCCCATAGTCAGACTCTATCTTCCCAAAATCAAGGACAAGAGGAAAGTCCGACATGCTTTTCATCCTTTTATGAAGCGTCCTTGCCAGTTTGTTTGCTCCAGCATGCCCATCAAACGCCATTGTCATCCCTCCTTAATCAAATGTACCATCGTCTACCCATCCATATACATTGCTTGAGCTATCCACATGTATCAGGTGCCACGGATGGATCTTTCCCGATCCATTCTTAATGGTTATTTTTGCCCGTCCGGCTCTTGCGTTATATCCGCGGGATCCCGCATAAGAACTGACGTAATGCGTTCCACCGTGGAAATTCACAATATCGCCCACGTTGTAAGACTTTTTCTGTACCGTCTGTTGCGCTTTCTTCTCGTATTCTTTGAATGGCACATGAAGATCCAATGTCATGCTGTGGCTATCCACATCATGTCTTATGCCGATAACATAGTAGTATGCATTCATAGTTCCAACCGTTACGTGAACCAGATCTCCTTTCCGTACCCATGGTATATCGGGCGCCTTTACGGTCATCTCCTCCTGCACTTCTCCTTCTTCATCGAGAATTGTCTGTGCCGATGTCTTTGCATCCTCTAAACTTTCATCTGTTCCTCTGCGAACAATTTTCTGCCGTACGCCATATTTTGTGCTGCCGTTCAGCACAGCTTCCACCGAGCTTTTACCGTCATCATCTTCCTGACCTATCACTTTCACCCGGGTAATCATGCCTGCAGTGCTTCTTTTGTGTGTGGCATTGATCACATTCTCGGCTGCGAAGTGATATACCGTCTTATTATTCGCATACGGAACCACATACGCTTTTCCTTTTCTGTCCTGCACGACGCATTTCACGCCGCCTTTTTTGTAGGCATCGTCCAGTATTTCTGCAATTACATTCGCAAGATCCTGTGACTTAAAAGTCAACTTTGCGTGTGTTTCATTCGGTCCTTCATACGAACCGAGTGGAATTTCCCAGTCATCAAAAATCTTCGTTACAGCAGACTTTGTACCGGTACCCGCGGGATAGTAAATGTTGTCCTGACTTTCTTGCAGATTATACAAATTATCGTAGCATTTACCATCAAACTTATATGCGTCTGAAGAATATGCTGGTTTCCAGTCTATAATGTTTCCTCTGGCCACCTCTTCATCCGCAACCCCATCAGAGGCGAATATCCCCACTAAACATCCAAGTTTCGCTATATCCGAGAACACCTCTTTTGACGACTTTTCATTTTTAGTTGTAAATGAAATTCGGGTGGAGAGTTCGTCTTCACCTTGCTCCCACCCGAGATTTTCCACATAATCTTTTATATTGTACTGATTTCCCTTTTCGTCCATAATGACAAATCGGTATTGGATTTTCGACAAATCAATCAAGTGTCCGCCTCCTTTCTAGTTCGGGATAACCAAGACAGTTCCAGGGTAAATCCAGTGTCCATTGTCACTGCTCGATCTCCCGTATCTTCTGGCGGTGGACTCAATGGTCGATTCGTTTGCACTGTATATCTTTGTCCAGTTCGATCCAGAACCACCGTAAAATTTTCGGGCAATGGCCCACAGCGTATCGCCCGACCGTATAGTGTAGCTTCCTTTATTCGACGGAGAGGCTGCCGCTGGTCTCGTTATTGTCTTCTTTACGAACTTTACGATTTTCAACTCGTCTGTCGTATAAACTTTCAGCGATCGATACTGTACGAACTCCAGCGAATACTTCTTGTTTCCGTATCCGCCGTAATCAGTACATTCAAAGCTACTAATCGTAACATCGATATTGACATTAGTTTCAGTGACCATCAGCCGCAGAACAGTTCCTTTTTCCTGCCAGTTTTTCAGAATTTTTTCGCACTCTGCCGGCTTAACCCATTGTTTTACAATGGACTCATTCCTTTTCGCTGCTCCGAAAAATATTCCATCGAATGAAATCTCTGTAAGCTTCATCCCCTTTGGGATTTTTACCTCACCATAGGACAGAATATCGTAAGACTGATAATTGGTCCGATTCGTCCCCTTTACCTCCTCTGGGAGGCTAGGAAAGATAAATTTGCTTTTACCGTTTTCAACTTCAGTTAAAATAACATCCATAAAGCGCCTCCCTTAACTACTTATCGGCATGTTTGAGAAAACTTCACCCAGGCGATCAGCAAGCTCTCCGCCAAGGTCGTCTGCCAGTTCTTTCATGTGCGTTTTGATAATTTGCAGGATATCGTCTTCTCTCTGACTTGTTGACGATATCACAAACTGCGGATTTACAGTCACGCTAAGGTTTACTTCTTTTGTATCCGAGTTCCTTTCGCTGTCAATAACCGTTGATACATCAGATGTGCCGCTGTCTCCCTCGGATATTGGCTCTATGAGCCTTTCTGTGTTATCCCATATATTTTTACTTGTACCCCCTCCGGAGCCGATAATGCCGCCGTCAGCATGCTTTCCAACTCCGAGCATTTCTCCGGCTTGCGCCCACAGTTCCAAACCTCTTTGCCGCCTCTTACTTCCAAGCGGGATGATCACTTCCGGTCCGTCCTCACCCCACCACGTAAGCTCCGGACCATAAGCGAAACCACCATTCGCATGGCTTGAAATGCTTCCGCTGACCGTAGCTGTTCCAGTTCCGCCACCACTAAAGCTGATAGTGGCTGATGGATTTGCGAGCTTATAATTCGCCGTAATTGTGACGGTTGTTGTGGTAGAAAATCCTGCCGAAAATGCCGTGTTGATTGCAGATCCAACGTTGCTGTAAAGGGTGTCTATTGCCCCTTGAATGGTTCCCATAGTTGCAGTAATCGCATTCGATATACCAGAACCAACAGCAGTCGTGACGCCGGAATAATCCAATCCCTCTATCGAAGAGGTAATACTGCTCTGCATGGAAGCTGTGAAGCCACTCATGTCAATCCCTTCGGTTGATGATAGCGCCGTTACAATAGAGGTATTGATCATCTGTGCGCTTTCCGATAAATCTATTCCTTCAAGCGCAGCGGTCAAGGAATTCTGTAACCCTTCCTGAAGTCCCGCATCAGATTCAGACATATCCACAGAAGACATTGCTTCCCCAAGTTTTTGGTTCATAAGACTTCCGGCTTCCGTAAGATCAATGTTTTCTACTGAAGCCATGAGAGATGATTGCAATCCATCTTGTAATCCGGCAGATGATTCTGACATATCCGTTGGAGTTAATGACTCGCCAAGCTTCTGGTTCATGGCTGCCCCTGCTTCTGTAAAATCTGCATTTTCTATTCCACTCTTCACCATATTATTTACGCTTTCGCTCAAATTCGCTCCACTACCTTCCAGGGCAGATGTCATCTGATCCGGCATAGAAGCCGCAACCTGACTCATCATTTCAGTAATAGCCGATTGCGTTTCAGCAGACAATCCATCCAAATCGAGCCACTCTGATGCAGTAGATACATCCCAATTTTCCACATCCACTCCATTAGCCATTGCATTGTGCATGGCAGTTCCAAGCCGTTCAGCTACCGTTCCTTCTAACTCCGGAAGTATCCCATCCAATTCACTACCAAAAGAATCCGCTATCGACTGTAGCTCAAAACTTTCTACTCTGACGGACAGATCTGTAATCTTTGCCTGATAACCTTCCGTAAGCGCCTGAAGCTGCTCGTCGAACTGCTCCTGAGAGATAGCTCCGTTTTGAAGCTGTAAGTTTAAATTCGTCAAGGAAACCTGCAAAGCTTCATCATATTGAGACGCTGCATCTTGCACATTTGCCTGGATTTCAGACACCAAAGATGCGAACGAGTCCGCATCTAATGACGCGCCGGAATACTTGATTTTCAAGCTTTGGAAACTTGCCTCTGTTTCAGCTTGGCTAATCTGGTTCGTAATATCCGCAATCTGGTTTTGCAGATTCGCGATCTCCGCCTGTTCGTCAAGAGTGATTACTCCATCTTCCAGCGCCACATTAACCTTCGCTTTCAGATCTCCCCCAAGGCTCTCGATCTTAGTCTGTAAGTCCGAATACATCTGGTTTAATCCAGACGTCATATCGGTTTCGTTTCCCGGCTCTATCAAAAGATCTATGGCCGCAGTTGCCTCGTAGTGTTTATCTTCGAGATACTGTTTCGAGCTTTCGATCATGGCGTCAACAGCCGAAATATATTCCGACATATCTCCTTCATCAAGTTCCATGCCGAGCGACGCCTTCCAGTTCAGCTTGTCCATCGTCTGGAACGAGCTCTGTAGCGTAGCAAGAGAACTGTCTGCTGTCTCCGCAGCTGCCGAGAATTTGTTCAGAGCCTCCGCTTGATCCGCAAAAACAATTTGCTTGGCTGCCTCTTCAATTTCCTGCATGGTCAGCTTTATATCACCAAAGGCATCCCTTATCTTGTTTGAGGTTGCTTCCTGCATCATAGCACCAAATTGTTCAGCAGATACATTTGTGTCATCAAAAGCTTCTTTAAGCTCTTTGCTGTCGAATTTTGCACCTTCGAGAGCGTACTTGCTTTTTTGTTCAAGGTTTTCCGCCGCTGCCGCTGCTTCCTCATAATCCTCTTTGACCTTATCTCCGGCAAACCAGCCAGCGAGACCGCCGATTCCTGCTCCGATCAATCCTCCGACTGCTGTTCCCAATACTGGAACAACGCTTCCGATAGCGGCTCCTGCTGCTGCTCCGGCCGCTACTCCGCCGACTTTCAGTCCGGCAGATGTTCCTTGCGCTTTCGCAACGTCTTTATTTCCTTCTTTGTAGGAATTGTAAGCATCAAAAGCATCCATTCCACCACTTATAAGTGCGGCTCCTCCGACTATTCCTCCGGCTATTCCGCCAGCTCCGGCAGCCGCCAATCCGGTTGCTGTCGATGCTCCTGATCCAAGTGCCATACCTGCTTTTCCAGCAAGACCCATCAGTCCGCTTCCGGAAACATTTCCTACTCCGGCAAGTTCATCTGCCACTGAGAAACTTCCTATCGCTTTCTTTAACACTCCTCCAGTAGCACTTTTATATATTCCCTTTCCTACTTTGAATGCTCCAGATCCAAAGCTCATCAACGGTCCCGCGATCTTTGCTATTGCCGCCGCAGACAAGAGAGAACCAATATCCGGAGCTGTCCCTCCAGGAAGAAGTTTTCCGGCACTCGAAAACGCTCCGCTTACCATTGTACCAAGAGCTGCTGATACATCCACGCCACTCATGCCTTCAGAAAAACCTTCTGCAAACTGACGGCCAATGCTACTTCCTTCGTCAATTACAGAAGAAACATCTACTCCCATCAATGCCAAGATACCAGCAGAAATTGCGCTTCCGATTCCGGTGCCTATATCTCTTGCAACACCAGCTACTTTCAGTTTTCCAGACCCATTCCACCAATCTGAAAACGGCTCCGCCACAAGTTCATCCCATGCTATTTCGATTTTTCCAAACAGATCTGCGTTTTTCCATTCGTCTGTAGCAGTAAATTCATCTATTTTCGCCTTCGCATTATCAACAAAATGATCAAACGAATTCATTGCCGTAAGCAACGCATTCTCCACATCCGGAACTTTGTCAGTCATCCATTCAAGAGCTTCAATCAAATATGGTTTAAATTTTTCGCCAAGTGACATTTTCATTGAATCTAATGCGCCCGTAAAAAGTTCAAATTTACCAGAAAGGTTATCCATCATAACGTCCGCCATTTTCTGTGCCGCACCAGAACTATTATTTATTTGCTCTGTCAGACTTTCAAACTCTTGATCAGATGCATTTACAATAGCAAGAAGTCCACTCATTCCCTCCTGTCCGGCAAGCATGGCCGCATATTGAGCCTTTTCCGAATCGGTCAGAGCACCAAATTTCGCTCGTAAATCCTGTAATGTTTGAGAAAGAGGTTTTACGGATCCGTCAGTATTCGTTATGCTTATTCCAAGTGCATTTATCGCATCTTCTGCCTGTCCAACTGGTCTGGTAAGATTGGTCAGCAGGCTGCGAAGACTTGTTCCGGCTTGTGAAGCTTTGATTCCGCTATTTGCCATTAGGCCAATAGCTACTGCTGTATCTTCAATGCTGTATCCAAGTGCACCGGCAACAGGAGCAACATACTTAAATGTATCTCCCATTTTTGCCACATCTGTATTAGTTGCGCTCGCTGCTTGCGCCATAACATCCGCAAACCTTCCGCTTTCTTTCGCAGATAATCCGAATGCTGTCAGAGCATCTGTTACGATATCAGCCGTTATACCAAGGTCTTCTCCGGATGCCGCTGCGAGAGCCATAAGTCCGTCGATACCATCCATCATTTCTCTTACATCCCATCCCGCCTGAGCCATGTATTTAAATGCCTCTGCAGATTCAGATGCCGTAAATTTCGTAACAGCCCCCATCTGGTTTGCTTTTTCTGTTAACTGCTCAAACTCTTGGCTTGTTGCGCCTGATATTGCCTTTACCTCAGACATAGCAGCTTCAAAATCCGCATACGTCTGCACCGTATCAGCAATACCGGCGCCTGCCGAGATTGTAACGCCAGCCGCCACGAGTGGGCTTTTCAATAGGCCAAATACACGTCTCACAGGGGATGTTACTAGATCAACAGCTTTTAATGTAACCTTCCACGTCTTTCCTGTCAGGCTTTTTACATAAGTTATGGCCTGTTTTACAGTTGGTGTGATCCGGTCTTTCGCCTCGAGCAGAAGTTGATACTTTTCTTTCATCATAGCAAGAAGCGATTTTTGTGTCTTATTTACAGATTTTTCAAAGCCGGACGCTTTCTTTGATGCACTATCAAAGCCACTTCCAACGGATTTTTCAAAACCAGAAACACGTCTTGATGCATTTTCAAAACCTTTCGCCGCTTTATTTGCACTATTTACAGTATTTTCCATACTCTTTTGTGCCTTTTTCGCAGCCGAATCAAGGTTTTCCATTTTTTCAGATATGCTATCTACAACCGGTCCAGTATTATCCTTTGTTTCGATAGGAATCTCTATCTTTATAACCTTAGTCGCCACCCGATCTTCCTCCTTTCTCGTCATCTTCCAGACGTACTCTCATTGACGCGAACATAAACGCACGCACACCAGCAGGCTTTGCATATACTTCATCCGGGGTTATACCAAGCCGCTGAAAAATTTGATGCAAGAGGGTTGTTTTTCCTCCTGCCAAAATTAGTTTTTTGCAGCTTCCTCCATCTTGTTTTCAACTTCCTCAAGATTTTCGGAGTCAAATCCACTAAGCTTGTTAATCTCATCAATTACACGGTCTTTCTCTCCACCAAGAAGTACAGCCTCAATAACATCGAGAGCAGTAACAACAAGGACTCCCTGCTTTCTCAGTCCTTCCCAAACCTGCTGATTGTCCCAAAGCTTTATTCTGTCTTCTTCGACAGTAGCGTGATAAATAAGCGAGCTACGGAACTTCGCCGTATCCGTTTCCTCAGCAAACTTGATACCAATCTGTTTGTTACGCACATACTTGGTGTACTTTTTGCGGCATTTGTTTGCCTCCTCCTCGCCAAGTGCATGCACTTTAAACGAAAAATACAGTTTTCCGTCACGGGTGATGTTAATCTGCCTCAATTCATCGTTCTTATAAGCAGCTGCCGCAAGCATTCCAGAGATAAAATCATTTTCAACAGTAAGGAGTTGTCCCTGGGTTTCTTTCTCGGAAAAATTCTCTTCTCTAACTTCTTGTCCCTTGTTTTCTACACTTGATAATCTTGCCATTGTTCATCCTCCTAAAATAAAAAGGGGACGTTTCGCCCCCTTCATTGCATTTTCAATTAAATTGTAAGTTCCTTCTGAAGATCCGGTTTCCCGTTTACAAAGAAATTCCATGTACGTTTGATAACATCCCCATTTGCAATGTTCTGCAAATCAATATCGCCAGAAGGAATAGCTTCTCTGTAAACCACCCGTTCTTCAGATCCATTAAGCCCTTGGAGTACGCCCTGGAATACAAACTGTGGCGTCTTTCCGGATTTCATTGAATCCATGAGCTTTCTAAACATATCAATATCCTCAATTACAATTTCTGTAACGGTTATTGTAATACCGTACGAGTCGCTTGTCTCATGCTCTTGCGGATCTCCCATCGGTTTATACTTCACATTGTTGTACGTAGCCTTCGCCTGAAATGATTCCATGGAGGCGAGAAGATCTCCGGTACCGTTATACAAACCGGCATCTTTACCGGTACGAGCATGACGTGCATCTGATGATGCTCTTTCGTTAATAGCCATTTATTTTCCCTCCTTCTTATTCTGTTACTCTGCTTGAAAACTGGAATTTATATGTCAGATACAGGTGCTCGATAGAATCCTTATCGATCACTTCGATGTCACAATATGCATAATCCCCATCAGACGGATATGTTGTGTTCTCAGAGGCTGTTCCGGACACCAGTTTCCCTTCATTGATCATTGCATTGATTACACTTTGAAGCTGGCTTACAACAGTAGCTCTTCCGTTTACATCATTGTCAACCTTTCCAATCAGGGCATCTGCCTGATCATTGCATCTCGTAATCAACTCATATCTTGTTTTCGTCCTTCTGATTTTCTTCCAACCATCATCCTGATTATCTGCCGGACTTACCAGCGTATTGATTGCACTGTCAATCCAGATCTGGCCGTTTGTATTCGTACTCAAAACAAGGCAGCCTTTCTGTTCCGCCGTTGAAATTTCCGTTGGTGTTAGCGCATCATTCAGTTTTGTGTATCCTTCCATCACCGTATGTGTCAAGGACTTATTTGAAGCAGTCGCCGCAATCATTCCTGCTATTCTTGCAGCAACAAGGTATCCTTCAACAAGCTCACCGGAAATTTCCGCAGATGCATTCAATACATAGTGCATTTTCTCGCTGTTGAATGCCGCAGCGTGTGCCATTCTTTCTGTGAGTGCGACATTCTTCTTCTCAGCAACAACAGCCATTGCAAGCTGACCAGCATTAAATATACGATCAACAAAGGATGCGAGAAGCTGATGTACTGCCGTATCTTCCGTATCCACACAAACACAGTTAAACCGATACGCTTCTGCTGCAACAAAAGCATCACTGTATTCAGTATTTGTTGCGGTTGGTGCAGTTCCTGGAGTAAATACCTCTTCACTTACATCTGCCAGAATCCCCGTTGCACTTGCCATAACTTCAGATGTAAAGTATCTTGAGTTTATAAAAGCCTGATTAAGCGACTTAACCTCATCGTCACCGGCAGGGAATTCCAGTTTTTCAAATTCTTTTGCACCGGAATAGATGATGCACTCTTTCGTTTTTGAATCAGAAAGTTTTTCTCTTACTGTAATCGCAAAATCCTTTTCTCCCGGATATTTCGCTGTAATTTTAAGTGCTTCCACTTGTTCTTCAGCGGCTGTTTTGATTGTAATCGTTGCCTGCGTACCGCCCTTTCCAACACGAACACAAACACATTTTGTTACACCAGCTTTGATTGCCTCACGGATTGCGTTAGTTGTTCCCGCAGTTCCAAACAATTTTTCATATCCTTCTGACGGTGTGATTTCAATAGCCTGTGCAAGCGGACCAAAATCTGCCTTAAAAAAGATAGCGACAACTCCATCTGATGCCCCTGCGATCTGATTGTCACCGACCTTCTGAATATTGAAATATGTTCCTGGCCGAATCTTTGTTTCACCAGCAATAAATGTACCAGCCATTATTTGACCTCCTTACTCAAAAATTTATTCACGAGTTCTTTTGCCTCTTTAAGTGTCGCCTTGTCTTTCCCGTAATATTTAAGGGCTGCTGCGACACATTCTTTTCTTGTCCCGAAACGTTCTGACGCATTCGAAAGCTCTTCTGCGGTATATACCGTTTCTACCGCTTCCCTCTTTCTGGGCGCCTTTTCTTTTGTTGATGCCTGTGCATTCGCCGTTTTTGTTTCTGCCATACTGCTTATTCCTCCTTACTCATAATGATATTTTTCATAATCGCATGCTGTTTTGCCTTATATTTCAGTATTCCGTATCTTCCTGTTATGTATAATTGTCCAGTTTTCAGATAGTCTGCCTGTCTATCCAACTGAACCTCCGATACATTCATTGGAGAACCGTCAAGTAAGATAATTCTTTCATCTGCGGAAATCCGTTGCGCAACAGCTGCGATCATCTTTATATTCGTTGACTTATCCGGACACAAAAGATGGACCGCTATTCTGCAGTCCATCCACGCAACCGTATTCATGTTATGTCCGGCCACTTTATTTAAGGTGCAAAGTCTACTGTAAAACACCGGGGTTTCTGCCGTATCTGTAAATTCTTTCAACCTGTCCATCCCAATAATAATGGATTCCGGGTAAAGTTCCTTTATGTATTGATTTAATGCAACAACCGGATCCGGATCGGTAGTCTCCTGCGGAGAGTATTCCATTAGATCAATGGAAACCTCTTGACCTATGATATTCCCCTCCAATAAAAACGGATCTGTCCTCGCCCACGCAAAGCTATACGGACCACCATCTTCCGGATAAATTAGGATATCCCTAAAGCACTCCTTAATAGCCGCTTCAATCTCTAAAATGACCAGAGAGGTGCTTTCTGTGTAAGCTACGATATTAAGAGTGCCTACGCTTGATCGTTCCTCATTCGCCTGCATATCGCACGAGAAGGTAACCCTTGGGTACTGGACTTTTCCACCCCACCCCTCCTGCTTATCGTCTGGGGCTTCTGTGTTAAATATGGCTGGCTTCCCTGCATAAGTAGCACACAGCGCTTTTATTTTCTCGGATTCCAGCAATCTTTTATAAATCAGATTTATTAGATTCATCCTATTCTCCTCCGTCCGGATGTTTTGATATCACCTGCAGATCATTACTGTAGCGGATTTCCCAATCCCCGTTTGCCACCTCGTCAGCATACACAAAAAAGTGATTTGTTACATTTCCGATTCGTGGTGGATATTGGACAATAAGCTTATTTCCAGTTACGGAAACTACAAATCCCATTTCCGGATCGCTCCAAGTTTTGTGCTTTGCATATATCAAGGTGCCTCTATGCACCTCATTTACATCAAAAACATTTGTTGGATTCCTTATAATCAGCATACATACCTCCTTTTAAAACTCAGAAAAAATAGAATCGACCTCGGGCTCTACATCGTCAAGTATCGGATCAACAAATGGTCTTGCCGCCATTTTCTTTGTACCATCCTGCAAATATCCGGCATATGAAGCCATAGAATCCGCATATGCTGTTACCGATATGCCGGAATATGAATTCCCTCCATTCATTCTCACTCCAGTCTTCCATGCCCTCCGAAGAAATCCACTTCTTACTCCAGGTGGATTCCCCGGAGCTGAAGGACTTGGATTGGTGAGAACTTCAATCGCGCTATTTCTCATTGCATTCGATACACGGAACGCCTTTCCCATTGTTTGCTGATTTACCTCTCTTACGGCCTCTTTCACCGCCTGACGAATAGATTCAGATGCATTTCCTGCTGTCATCTTAAATCATTCCTTTCTTCTGCATAATAAATTGTCGCTACACCAAGTCCTCCGGCATCATCTACAACAAGTACAAGAAACATTCTCTCGCCCATAACAAGAAGATCTCCTTTTCTTGCCAGCGGACTTCCTTCGCTTACAATCGTATGCGTAAGCGAATGCTGATTTTGATCCCATAAGTGCTTTTTCCTTTCACTGTCATCTGTATCAGCTTCCGCCAACACACCGCTTATCAAATCTCCTGTATCCGTATAGCCTTTAATGGGCAGTCCAATCTCAGAAACATCATTCTTCATTCTTTTTACAAGAAAATCCTTGTACAAATTTCCTGGTCGAAGATACATCATTTCATCTGCCCTCTTTCTCCATTGACATCATTCCGGTATAAAAATAAGGGCTTCCATAGGAATCCCCTTGCATTTTAATTGCTGATTCAGACAGGCAGCTCTTTGATATGGATGCTTTTAATTTTTCATACTCCTCTTGCCACAGTTTTGCCCTTGCTCCAAATTGAAGCGACAAAGGTCCTGTTTGGGTATCTGGTTCGTACGAAAACCGTCTAAAAATAGACTCTATGCAGGCAAGCTTTGCTCTCTTCCAGTTCTTGTTCATCTCCAATAATGCCTCATATTCCTCATCTGATAGTGCAGAAGTTTTCTCACGCCCCTCCACCATGGTATCTCCGAGTTCAAAACGCATAAGGTCTTTTCCTCGATCAGACAGTTTTGACGGATCGTAGGTATAGGTGCCAGCCATCACTCATCACCTTCGCTTTCATCCGCTCCTTCCTCGGCGGTAAGCCCGGAGGCTGCAGCCTCCGTTGCTTCTTTTATTGCTTTTCTTGAATCGCATGCGTTCAAAAGAATCAGGATATTCTCGGACGCAATGCCTTTAATCGCTTCTTTCGCTTCTGCCGGGCTCATTTGCATTATTTCTACAGCAGAGCATATCTGCTCTTCACTCAAATACAATGTCATGTTTCCGTTTTTTTGTCTTATCGGTACGCCGAATTCGACTTCTCCTACTTGTGCCACCATATCTTCCTGTTTCATTCCTACTTCTCCTCCGCAAGCAACAATGGCAATGACACCAAGCTTCTCTTGCGCTTTAGGATTTAAGACAAATTCGGTTGGAATTTCTTCTCCGATATAGAATGTGCGTCCACCAAACGAACAAGGCTTTTTAGCAATTAACCTCATACGTAACCTCCTTAACTTTTAAACTGCATCTTTGAAGAACATTCCAAGATCGTCCGCTGTTTTCTTCATATCACTTGCCATAAGCCCCTCTACATAATCAGAATGAGTTCCCGGCTCTCCCGGATAGCTAAGAATCGGCAAAAGCTGTCCATCCCCAAGCATATCCCATGTAAAAATATACCCTGCAGACGGTTCATCGATAGCTGGATTATTCGTTGCATATGCAAGTAAGATTGCGTTCGGATCTCCAATAAATCCCATATCGGCATCCGCACCCATCGATGCTTTATTCACGATAGACTGCATGGCCACAACTCTCTCCATCTCAAATAACTGTGACAACACATTCAAAGTTACATTTGCCGGGTTCGCAGTAGTTCCACCGTATTTTACTCTCTCAAGAATACCTGGGTGATTTTTAAGAGCAGTGTAAACATTTGCCCCCAGACCAATACGATTCGGTCTTCTTCCAGTCTTTTCCTGCATTTCTGTTGCTTTCTCATCAAAGAATTTTACAGGATCGGAGTTATCATTTGAGAACTTAATAAACTGGCCACCAGACGGACTTGTATTATCAACCCCTGTGTACTCCTGAGACCACACACCAGCTTTAAAGAAATGTTCTGCGAACAAATAATCCTGATGAATGTTTGCCTGCTCTGCAATAGTTCTTGTTCTCTGAATTCGCGGATCTCTAATTGCCGGTCCCATGCGACGCTGAAGATCTGTCTGGCGAATATTATCAACTCCCATAATCATCTGATCAACTTTGCAGTTATATGTTTCCGTGTATTCAGAAACAACCGTCGGATCTGCCTTTCCATACGCAGGTTTTCTCTTCCATCCGTCTCTCAAAAGATCTGCTTTGTCAAAAACATAGTAGTTATCACTTGACAAATCTACAGGACAAATCGGGAAAATTGATTTTGCAAAATAATTTCCCGGGTTCTGAAAATATGAAAGCGCCATATTTGTAAGTGCTGTATGAGGTCTAAATGCCCCTTTTGCAATTTCTGCCGCAATACCTTTTGTTGAATTTCTCATGTATTTATTCCTCCTTATTTGTTATGCGCCAACTCCGGCTCCTACACCATCTGCTTTCTGATATTTTGAAATCTGAATTCTTACATATCCATTTGCTGATGCATCACTTAAAGCAATACCTAAAATATAATTTCCCGCTGCTGCCACGGCCGCAAGCCCGTCTGCTCCGGATGTAATTTCCTGTCCTTTCTTAATTGCCGCACCAGCAATGACATATCCGATGTCTTTGACCTGGATATCTACATCATCACCTTTTGCCACTTTTCCAGATTCTGTTCCAGTGATATCGTTGTATCCAGCCTCAATAATTGCAATACCAACGGGTATATCTGTTCCAGCAGTAGCAAGGACCACATCTCCGTTTGAATCATATTTGACAATTCTATTGCGACAATCTGCGATTTCTGCTCCCGCTTTCTCGGTAATTGTCTGAGAGCCGTTAATCAGCGTTCCATTAAAATTCTTTCCCATTTTTATTCCTCCTTCTTAAAATCCCGCTTCATCATCATAAGACGCAAGCAAATCAGGATTGTTTTCCCATGCCTTTGCAACTGCATCTGTGTAGCTCAGAGACGGGTCTTTTTCAATGTAGCCCTTTGCAATAGACTCTACACGTGACTCCGTTTTCCCTTTCGCAACAATTCCGGCAGATCCGCGGCAAGATTTTCCAATCTCAGAAAATACACCGGAACTATCTGCCATGGCAACCATGGAATCCAGCGTTGAAATCATATCGTCATAAGCTGTACCACCAGCATTTCTAAGACTTTTCAGAACAGGCGCCAGTTCCTCTGGTTTTTTACCGATAATCTCATATTTCTTTGCAACTTCCATGAATTCTTTGTTTTCCGCAGCTTCGCGATACTTTCTAAGAGCTTCAATCTCTGCCTTAACTGCTGGATGCAGACCCTTGTAAATATCGTCTCCCACTTCTGATGCTGCCGATTTCTTCGTTGTTGTCTTTTTACCATTCTTTCCATCATCCAGATCTTCTTCTCCGTCGTCATTCTCTCCCGGTTTTACTGTAGAGGATTTCTCAACAGTCTCCTCTTCAAATCCATATTTCTTTACGATTTCATCGTAAGCGGCTCTTTCCTCCGGTGACATTTTACTCTTGTCAATTTTTAGCATCTCCTCAACTTCTCCTTTCTCAATGTTTGCTGCTTTTTCAATATTTTCGTTCAGATGGTCTCTAAACTTTTTCAATGATTCAACATCCGTTTTCCCGATATCCTTTTTGATTCCACTGACCTTTCCTGCCGACCAACTACTAATTGCATCAGCAATAATCTCATCGAATTCAGAAACACTTTCTTCCATCATGGATTGTGCTGTTGCTCCGTCAAGATCTTCATCGTAAAGAATCGACTGCAGCGAGGACTGAAGGGCATAACAAATGCTCCACATCTCATCAGCCACCTTCTGCCGCTTAACTTCCGTCATCTTTTCTCCAAAAGTTTGCGAATTCCCTTTCTGAATAATCCCTTCAGATGACAATTCCGAAAAGCCGTCAATTTCTTCATCTTTAAATCCAAGGCTTTTCCCGATTGAGTGCATAAGTCTTTTGAAAAGGCTCTTTTGCTCTTTCATAGGATCTTGTAACAGATCCGTCACAACAGGTGCGCTCTGTTCCTTCCTCTTGAAAATCTTGATATCGGCTTGTTGGTTAGCGCCTTCATCAACGAAATCCACCTTTTTTACATGTAAATTTTTTAACTTTGTTGCCAAGTTTCCTTTCCTCCTTTCGCTTATTTTTATAAAACAAAAAGCGGTAATACCGCCTCTTGAATTACCATTTTTCAATCGTTTCTTGCAGCGATTACCACACAAGCTAAAGCAAATCCTATAAACGCTCCAAGAAAGAAAATCCCAACATCAATCAGAATCCACATCTTCTTTTACCTCCACTCTTTCTGCCTCTCCTTCAATTGAGAACATAGAGTAAGTTCCATCCTTGACCTTCTCCCACACATCTTCATCTGTGACAAGAAAACCAATCCACCATCCCACAGGAATAGTCCCAACAGGAATGCCCATGGCTTCCATTTTTTCTTCTGTGAAAACTACACTTTCAACCAAAATTGCACAGTCTCCTCTTTCGTGCATCTCTCCTCCTTCTCGGTATAATCGCACGAAATCATAAGCTGCGTTTTCTAATTCTTCCGGATCAATCATATCTTCCTGCCAGTCTACAAGCTGTTCTCCGGCCTCATCTATTGATATACTCGCCCAACCAAAAGCAAGATGTTTGTCATCTTCTGATTTTTGGATTTTAAAACGACCTTTCAACACTGACTGGTTGTTGTTTTTAGAGTTTTCCACATTCTGCTTTTCCTTGTCCACTTTTTTGTGGATTCCAAGCAACTCATACATGGTTTGCATTTCCATTACTCCTTCACTTCCACATATTTTACAACGCATCTACATCTCGGATGCGCTGGAGGGAATAAAACTGTTCCGCATTTTCCTACGTCGAAATACTCCTCCATTTCCTTGCTAACGCCCTCTACAGCCTCACAAAACCTACACACATTCTCTTGCCTTGCCGTTACCCACACTTTCCTCACATGACCTATATAGCCCTTTTCCTGAGCCTGTATTATCCCGTTATGAGCGCCGGCACTGTATGCCTCAGCCAATTCAGTTTGCGCTATAGTTTCAGCTCTGTATCTATGTTGTTTTTCAGCATATTTCAACGCCTTATCCCGAGCTCTCCTAACAATCGTTTCCTCTTTCATCCTTGGATGCTCCTTGCGCATTTGTTCCTTAATGCTGTTGTAATACCGTAGGTTTGCCTGCGCTTGACGTTCAGTAAGCCCGATGCATGGCCGTATAACCCTTGCCAGCTCTCCCGGTGACATTTCTTCCCTTACTGCTTTCATGGCAAGCCTCTGTATTGCTTTTTTCTGTTCTTGCACAGCATTTGTTACAAATTCACTTCCTCGGTCCTTTATCCAATTCCTTATACCAACATCGGTTGCATCAAATTCAAATCCCTGTTCCTTTGCCTCATTTAATATCGCAGAACTAAGCTGCCCTACGATAATCGCTTCAAGCCACATAGGTTCAAGTGTGTCCGTAACAAACGAAGAATAGTCTTTTGACCAATTCAGAAGATCTTCTTCCGATACTTCTTCATCCTCTATGAGTTTCCGTATCTCTTTGTATGTAATAGCCGCTGCCTGATCCGCCCAAAATCTCGTTAGTATAGAAACCGGAACAGCGGACGTGTCCGTAATATACCTATTAAGCATATTCAACAATCGGAGATTTTCTTTGCTCCGCTTCTTCGCCTTCCCGAGAGGCTTTGGTTTTTTAAAGATATACACCTGTTACCCTTCCCTTCCAAGCCTTCGTTTCGCCGCCATGGCATTCTTTTCATCTTCTTCGTCATCAATTTCTTCTGATGAGTCAGGCTCTTCTTCCGGCGGTTGATTTTGGTTTTGTTGTTTTGTTCTGGCCGGATTTTCTCCCCTGCTGTCGGTTGTTCTTTCCGGCAAATGACCAATTTCTCGTACATAATCCTCAAGTCCATCATCCGGTACAATTACGCCAATTCCCGTCATATCCTTAATGAATTGCCCTGCCGCTTTCACATCTACATCTTCAATCTCTCCATGCGTCATTTTGGGATAGTCTGTTATACCATTGAAATAATCTCCGTTGATGTCAATAAGTGCAGGAATGCCTTGATTATTGAATGTTTCGCATATAACATCCAAGAACGAAGATATGGCAACAGAAAAAAGCTCTGTTTTATCAGAACTAAGTGCAAAACTTCCCACCTTATTGTGTCCAAGCATCAGAAAGTCAGCAAGAACCGTCATTGCAATCTTGGTATCATACCTGTTTATGATTGAGTTTGTATCGAATTGCCTAGCACCCCCGGTACTTACCAGCTCAAACTCAAATCCATGCGGTAGCACCAGTCCTTCATATTCATCGCGCCGGATAGACTTCACCATCTTTGTAAGAGCTGCATTTATCTTTATCATATCATCGTCGTTTTCATCCCAGATATCTGTCCCATCAGGGGCATGGAATACCGGAAGTCCTGCGAGATCACGTTCAATTCCGATTGCCTCTATTTCCTGTATCCGGCGTTTGAAATACCATGGGCGGTAAGCATTTCTCAGAATACTACGGCCTTCCGGATTATCCTTTGCACTTTCCGTACGAAACAACATCGCTTTCTTCATCGGTATGGTAATAAATCCATAATCCGGTGGCGGCATTTGCGTCATCCCAACCAGATTGTCATGTTGATCGTACTCCCACTTATACAAAGTGTCCTGGCTTCTTATCGGAAGTTTCTGCCATCCAATAAGACCATCAGAATACTTACTCTTAGTCTTCTGATTTTTTGTCTTTCCCATGCGACGCTTATACACGATCTCATGGTAACTCCATCCATAAACAAGAAAAGACAGTATTTCTGATATCGTGTCAGTCCATGTACTCTGCATATCATCCATGCAGCTCTCCACAAACTCTGCCGCTTCCCTATCCTTCGCCGTATCTCCTCCTGGTTCGATATTCCACTGGGTATGGCGTATCAGCATTTTTATGGCGAATAGGATCGCCCCAACGGTATCGTCATTGTTTGCCATTTCACGATACACTTCCACGCCACGAATTCCCTGCAGTTCCCTCAGAAACTCTTCATAGAACACACCGTTATATCGCTTTTGTCCTATGCGTCCTATTTCCGCCATCGTTCTCACCCCTTTCTATCGTTTTCTCGTTTTTTCAATCCTCTTGCTGTTTTGAAACTCTGGCTTCGTAGCCGTCTTATTAAGCCAGTCAACCAATCCTTTACAACTCGGCTCCTGCTCTTCAAGTGAATCAGCCAAATTTCTCAATGCTACAACAACAAGTGCCGTATCTGCCACCGGGTGTCTGTTTAATGCTTTAATAATTCTGTTCTGGTAATCATTCAACCCATCCACCACAACTATCGTTGCTTCTGGAGTTCTCTTTTCTTCTATTAAGCGCATACCTTTTGTGACATATGCCTCTTTTTTGCTAAGCAATCCCATGATATTCCTCCTACTTATTTTTCCAATAGCTGCTCTTTCCAAGTCCACTATCTGCACTTGGAGCACTGCCTGTGTATTTTTTGATTTTTCCAAGATATACTGATAACGCTGCTGAGTCAGCTCTATCCGGAGAATCTAGCCCTCTTTTCTTCATTTCCTTTTTGCTCTCAAGCTCCAGCTTTCCATTGCTGGCAAGGAAATACTTTCGTGAAGAAAGCTGTGCAAATGTTTCTGAATCCTCTTCCATTTCAATTTCTTTGTTCTCCATGAGGTCTTTTAGCACAGCCCACATATGAGTTGTAAGGTTGTTGTAATGCTCGGCCGCATCTTTTCCAGCTTTTGTGTCGGTCTCGATCTTTTCTGCGGCATTGATGGGTATAACATACAGCCTGTTAAGCTTCTGTTCTCTTTTGACTTCCCGCAACCGGTCCGTAACCCCGCCTCCAAGTCCCGTATCATCTATATTTACATAAATTCTTCCATGATAATCTGGGAACTCTTTGATAGCTTTTTTATACTGCCGTACAATATCGCCAACAGTTCTCATCAGATCCTGCCCTCTTCTATTCGCTACGATTCTCAACTTTCCTCTGGCATTGCGGTAGATAATCGTTTCGTCATCTCCAAATCGTGCCACATCGACGCCGAAAATAATATACGGAAGCAGTTTCCCATCATCCAATTCAAACAACCTACTGCCGCATTGCTCAATAGTAGATAATGCGATAAACACATCATCCTCTTGATTGGGGAATTCTCCACGAACACGAACCCTGACCACATTAGAATCCCACCCATACTTCCGGATCAGAGATTCAATGTTCTCCTTGTTTGTTCGTTTGCTCTCTGCCGAGCTTACTGTATGGCATTTATACAATGCCCTATCCCGCGTATGACTGTCATAGAATGTTCCGGTAGTCTTTGTAGGGTTTCCGCACATGAGCAGCTTGTTGTTTTCTCCAGAGAGTGTACCGAGAATAGCTTCCATGATCGGATCGGCCACACCGGATGCCTCATCAACGATGAACAGCATGTTGTCCTCGTGGAATCCTTGCATGTTTTCTGGCTTTGTAGCAGTCCTAGCAACTCCAAACCAACGCTTTTCATTACCGACCATGTAAACATAGGTCTTTGTCCATTTTAGAAGCTGAGAGAGCAAAGGAGACTTGCTCATCCACTTCGAAATCTCAGACCAGAGGACATCGTGCAACTGCTGTTTTGTAGGAGCTGTCGCTACGATACGTGGATACGGAAAGCAAGTGATAAACCACAGGAACACAGCAGCTTCTAAACCTGTCTTACCAACACCCTGTCCAGATTTAATACTGACCTTCGGATTGTGTGCCAAGTCCATGGCCGCCTCTGCCTGCCATTCATCAGGCTCAAACTGCAATACCTCCCGGAAATAGATGACAGGATTATCTCTCCATATCGGCATGCTTTCATCAAGGAAGTCCGACAGCCAATTCATACTATCCATCGTTCTCCCTCCTTGCTTTTATGACGCTTTCCGCCCAGGTTCGAACAAGTTCGTTCCCCTTGCTCTCCCCGGCTTCTTTCCTCTTCTCCATTCTTAGTTTGGCAAGAGCGTCCACCGCCTTTGTTTTCTGGGCCTGTACAGATGTTAATTCCTTTTCAAGCCTTGCAACCAGATCGGCAGTAGAGGCAGTCATTGTTTGCATACTGTAATGTTCTCCTGGAAGTCTATCTCCTTTATTCACTTTATCAAGCACTCTGCTTTCATAAAGCTCTTTCTCGGCATCATCTTTAAATGTCCTCTTCTCCTCAAACTTCGTTACTCCAGACACATATACACCGCCTTTTGCGTCCTTGTACTTATTGATCGCCTTCATAATTCTGCGCTCTCTAACTGTGAATAGCATAATCTGATTCAGAAGCATTTCCTCTTCATCTTGCGGCATAGTTTCAATCAGCTCTTTTTCCTCATCATCGAGCGTATCCCAGTAGACTGCGGAATATCCTCCATGCTTCAGAGCATTCTGTGTTCCAGGTGGAGCTCCATGTCCTTTTGCATTCTGTTTGCCTTTGCAATTTTTATTTCCAGGCTGTCCACCTCGTTTGCGAGCGTTCGTTTTCTCCTTCTCTTTCTTTTGCGAACGTTCGCCTTCTTTTTTTTTACTACTCTCTTCCCATTTCTGAGTTGATTTCCACCGACGGACTGTTCCCTCTGGCTTGCCGAGTTTCTTTGCAATATCAACAAGAGCCATGCCATCATGAAACAGCTTTTCCGCTTCGATACTGTCAGGGCTTCTTGCTCTCGGCACAGCCACCACCTCCCTTTTCGTATTTTTTTCGGATAGCACAAAACCGGGAGGCACTCATTCACCTCCCGCCGATTTTGTTCTATGTATTCTATAACAAAAATCAAACTTTTGTCACAAATTCTGCTTTCGAGAATCCAGAAACTCCTTTTGTCATCATGTTTAAGAAATCCTCCTTTGTGAAATCAGATAATCGGAAGATCTCTTCCGGCTTCATTCCGAGCTGTTTCCCTATTTCATCTACGGTTTTTCCCTCATTCATGAGTTCTTTTACAATCGCCTTCATAGGCTCTAACAAGTGGGTACCTCTCGCTCTGTTATGCGTTACGGTACCATAGATGTCCTCCGATCTCTCCGAATGTTCAACGATAACAATAGGCACCTTCCCGCCAAGCATAGACAGCAGCGGCTCTTCGCCAGAAACAGTCCATCGATGGAATCCGTCTATAATCGTATAATCCGGTCTTACAACAATCGGGAGTGTCCATCCATTGGTAAGAATGGACTGCGTGAGCAACTTTAAATTTTCTTTTGAAACTTTGTTCGGGTTGTAATCATTTGGTTTTAATCTGCTCCGCGGTATCCATTGCAGTGTACCAAGCGGGGCGAATAATTTATTTTCCATGTCTGCTTTCCTCCGTTTTCTTTGCCTCAGATATGTATTTCCCATAAATCCGATGATATAACGCACGGAATGTCCTCATTTTGGGATCGCCAGAAATGAGACCTTCGTATATGTGCTTGAAGTCCTCTGGTTTTGCAATGGATGATACCTGAAGGAAAAAGTTCCGGTACCTCTCCGCAATATGTCTTTTATGCGGTGTATCAAAGAACACGCCCATATTCGAGAACATGTATATGAGTTCTTTCTTGTAATCTTTTTCCTGGGATCCGTCTTCCATCGTCCTCCGTTTCCTGCTACTCCGGCCAAACATTTCGCTATCCCAGTAAAGTGCCGCCAGATATGCATTTGGCTCTCTGCGTATGATCCGTTCCATGAGATCCGGATAATACTCATTCATCTTTACCAGTGATCTGGCCGTATCTACGGAAAAGAACTGTGACACTCTAAGCTGTTGCTTTGAACTCCCCGACTGCCACAAGAACAGGTATATTTCCGGAACATCAACCTTTTCCTGTTTTAAGTACAGCCATACATCATTGTTGGTCCAGTCATATATAGGGAAGACCTGTCTTTTGTTCGTCATGGTCTTCCCGGCCCGTGTCATTGCTGCGATGTTCTGCAAACGCTGCAATGATTCGGCGGTGCGGATGCCTACCATTGTGATTCCGGAAACACATGTTCTCGGAAGAAAATCTTGATACGCATCTATTCTTGGCCGTAATAATTTATGATTTCTAATAGCAAACTTCGGTGGTTGCCTTACCCAAACATCTTTCTTCGTGGAATCCCAACATATAAATGTCTCATCATTCGACAGGGCATTGAAACAGTTGAAATGTTTTACCTCTATGCAAAACCATTCAAATTTTGCCCCCATCATCATAAACTTACGTCTCCACTTCTTCGTCATTTCTTCCATGCACGGAAAGATTGCCTCTTCGTCTATGAACTGGACGGTCAACTGCCTTATGTCTATTTCCCCGCGGTTTGCAAGATTCATGATTAACTTAGCGACACATAGGCTGTCCTTTCCTCCGCTAAATGAAAAGAATACCGGAAGACCGTTCCTAAACACATTCTTTATCCGTATCTCAGCAGCTTTTACCACATCTATATTGGATTCGCAGCGTTTTACAGCCATATCTTCTCACCACACTTTGGACATATCACAAACCTTCCTGCTTCAGCCGGCGCTTGATTGGATTCCGCATTACACTCTTCTGATTCCGCAATATGCTCAACCGGTTCTTCCGGATGGGATTTGTTTTCAAATGCTTCTCTTTGTTCCCTTTTCTCATTTGCCTCTTTTATTTTTCTTACCTCTTCTTCATCCAGAGTTCCATACTCAGATATTTTTTCTGTGATCTCGTCCGCATCAGCGACCATCTGCTTTAAAATTTCTTCATCGAATCCGGGAATGTCCAAATCTCCGCTCAGTTCTTCCAAGAATTCGTTCAATGTATCCAGGTTTTCTATTCCAAGAGAGAAGATTTTATTGTCAGCAATCATCAGCTTTTTCTTCTGTGCTTCCGTCAAATCTTCATACTTGTAAACCAATGCTTCTTCCCGGTTCATTCTTAGCAAAGTTTCATACAATCCATTTCCGGCCAAGATCGTGTTATTTTCATCAATAACAATAGGTCTGATTTGACCAAACATTTTGACGCTTCTTTCAAACTCCTGCAACTGCTTTTCTGTATGGATTCTAATATTGCGTTCCGGTCGGATAAGATCTTTCAGCTTCATGGTTAATTGTTTCATTGTATTTTCCTCCAAATCTCAAAATTTGAAGGAGCAATGAGGCTACCTGCAAATAGCCTTTTTAAAGCGATTTTAAAAATTCTGCGGCACTTTCTATAAACTCTGCCGCTTTCTTTACGATATCTTGGTCTATTTCATACACTTCCTCCCATCCATTCTCTATGGATCCAGTCCATTGTCTCGCTGGCCATGGATGCGTTCCGCAGAGAAAGCCATTTTTCCACCCGTAAATCGGAGGAATTGCCAGTTTATGGTAATGGATATAAGCAAGTATCTCTTCATGGCTCCATGCAGCTAAAGGACTATATCTGGTGATGCCCTTTCCATCGGTATAGATGTTCGATCCTCTTCCGCAATAGTTTCCATCTGCGCGGCGCCGGCCGAGCAGGAGTAAGTCCAGCTCATGCGCCTTATAGTATTTTGCCTGCGCTCTATGTTGAACGATTGAAAACCACTTCGCCGCCGTGGCGCTGTCCTGCGGGAACAGCATATTCAAATGTTTTGACAGCCATTCAAGGTCCTGCCCTGTGTTGATAATCTCAAGTTCTTTCGGTTTGTACCGATCTACCCATTTCAAAAAAGCCGGGTACTCTAGGTTGCAGATCGCCATCATGCAATCAGTAACTCCGCTGTCCCGGCATATTTCTCCAAGGACGAGGCTGTCCTTTCCGGCGGACCATGCGTATGCAGCTTTCTTCCCGTCAGTCATCTGCCGGATTTCCTCAACGGTTGAGCGCACCTTTTCATCCAGTACCTCTCTTGAAACCAGTTCTTCAATGCGCTTTTCAGCTTTCAACCATTCCTCATTCTGTATTGATTGCTTTTTACCAAGCACTCTTTCCATGCCGCACCTCCACCTTTGTAACTATCATCCCTACAATTCCGCCCAACAGCACTGTTGCAAGGCTTCCAAGGGTTTTATATGGTCCACTGTTCAAAACCGTTCCGTAGGCGAAAATAGGGAGTCCTACGGCCAAGGCAGATATAACTCCGTACTGTATTCCTTTCGGCGTAAACTTTACTCCCTTCAATGTCATGACGGTCGGCAACAACGTTGACGCCCTCAACGTTCCATAAAATAGAAACAGGTGCGTGACTGTCATCCCCGGTATATTGGCAATCAGGATACCCGCACAAAGCAGGGAGATCATAGCCAACTTTGTTTTTTTGAGTTCCTTTCCACCACTCATATCTGTCACAAGCGATGATGCTGCGCATAAATTACTGTCTACCGTTGATAAAAGTCCAGACACTATCATGAACAGAAACGGCAGCACCGCCCAAGCCGGGAACATCTCTTGAATCAGCTCAAAATTGATAACACCAAGATCTTTCGCCTGATATCCAATCCCTGCCCCGGTGAATCCGAGAATACCCATAGAGAACGGCACCAGTCCGAATAGTATCGCTCCAACAAAAAACGCGCGGCCGATTCGATTGCTCTTGACGGCAAACGCCCTCTGCCAGAATGATTGATCTCCGAACGGACCGGAAAGCAGGCCGATTGTAGTCGGTAGTCCAAATGCGAGGAACACATCTATACCGTCTTCCGACCAAAATGACGTATAATTTCCAGATATTCCGTGTATTCCTTCCAGTATTCCAGAAGTTCCGCCGGCTCTGATTGCCATGATCAGGAACGCCACGCTTGCCGCCAGCATAAAGGCCATTTGTATAGCGTCCGTCAGCATGGAGGCCTTTATTCCCGAAAAGAGGGAGTAAGACAAAGCAATGATAGCCAATAAGACCGTAACAAGTTCAAACGGTGTTCCGGTCGCCACGCTTAAAACCTGGCCTCCGGCCAAGAGCTGCACTCCGGTCGATAATACAGAAAGCCCCATGAGCTGAAAGAGATATACACGCTTAACTCCGTCCGATTTGTACTTATCCCTCATGTAGCCAGACAATGTAATTCCTTCTGGCATTTCCCTCCGTATCCTTTTCGCAAACGGTATGAAAAGGATCAAGCATAATACGTTTGGTACCAAAAACCAAAAAAGACCGACAAATCCATTCGCATACGCTTTTTCCGTAGATACAAACAGTGCCGGTGCCCAGATCCATGTGGCTGCTATACTTAAAGCAGACATTATCCAATTTTCCTTACGGCTTCCAACGCAGAATCTTTCCACGTTTTTTTCCTTTTTGGTAAATATCAGTGTTGCAGTGATCATAACCACTGCGTAGATTGCTAAGATTGCAAATCCATTCATCGTAAAATCTCCTTTTGCTTTTTAAAAGGAGCATTCTCTCATCTTCTTTTTCTCTTCCCCCTCCCCAGAATAACTGAAAAAAGCCACCGGGCATCCCCAGTGGCTCATGGCTTTATGATAAGATTTTACTCCCTTATCATACTCGCTATCCGTTATTAAGTCAAGTTTAACTTAACCATATCCGTTATTTTTAGAAAAACCTTATAGAATCAATAAAAATGCAATCCATTTATTCCGAAAAATAAAGCTGAAAGTCTTTCCTCTGCCGTCTTAATGTCATCATAAATTGTTACTTTGCTTACACCATGCTTTCTTGCCAATTCTGCTACCGATGCATGCTCTTTTGTTATGTACATAGCTTTGATCACCTTGTACTGACGTTTTTCTTTTTCCCCAAACTTCCCGCAATACATCCGATACACATCAAGCATTCTATCCACATGGGATATGATAATACTTGTTCTTTCAGAGGATTCTTTGATTGAATTTACAATCACTCCATCGCTCGCCTTCATAGACATAAGATCTTCTATCACCTCTGCGGTGGTCTTTTCAGCATGTTCTCTCTCATACACAGCCTTCGTACAACTTTCTTTCAGAGCCCTGTAATTTCTAAGAAGCAATCTGGTATTATGTAAGCGTCTGTCTTTCAATTCCTTCTGCGCTTTCCTATGCTCTTTTTCCATTGTTTCAGCCGCCACCGAGGCTCCGGCCAACGCTGCCTTTGCGATAATATCCTCAATTTCCTCTTTTGTAAGAGCAACAAATTCAACTCCGCTTTTTGTGTCCATGGTTCATTTCCTCCTCTTGCCTATGTATTGCCTGTATGACGCCTTCCTTAAATTCCGCCTTCTCCTTTTCCGACATACCGCTATCGCCAAGAGCAGCATCCAGCGCCTGCTCTGTCCCGCACTCCGGGCAAATTAAAGTTTTATTGTCCAATCTCGATAATGCCGGTATTCCCTCATATTTTCTATTACATATCGGGCATACCTGTATCCCCTCTGGTATCACTTCCCAACACGCTACGCAATGGTCTTCCATAGAATCAATCCTCCTCTTTCTTGCTATCAAACATTCCGAGTTTAAACCCAAGCTGCAGACACCCCTCAACGATCAGTTCAATCTCTCTGCCCGACACATGACACATTGTAAATTCCAATACTGCACTTCCATCTTCCTCTTTCATGTTACAGAAAAACCCTTTATCAATAACCTTTTCTGTACCATCCTCATAATGTATCACTATTTTCTTAACATCCTTCTCTTCTTCCATCTCTTTTCTCCTTCCTGTATGGACAATACTTCCATACACAATTCACTTTGTATCCATTTTTTATATATTCTTCATTGGTGCATTCACCATTTTTCCCATCATATATGCACTGTCTGCAGTAATTTTCGTGCGTGGGAAACAATATTATCTTTGCCATATCCTTACACTCCATCCGGGAGAGCTTCTGGAAAATCGAAAATATTCATTTGGCCAGGGATGTCTTCATTCATTTCATTTTTTCCAAAAGTATTCTCTAAGCCGCTTACTTGCGACCAGCATTCCGGTCCATATCCGCGTCTCATACTTTCCGGATCCGTAAGTTTCTTCCCACACTTTTGACACTTTGTGTACACAACACAGCCCTCCCTTTAATTATGAGTGGCATCAAAATTCTCCTTTGCCCATTTATTTCCCGTAGCATACACTTTAGAGCTTGTCCTATCGTATGGCGACATTGGTTTGGTACAAAATTCTTGTTCGATAAAGATTTTTTCCGATGCCTGTTTAAACTCATCGAACGTAGGAGTTTCTCCAAAAACCCATCTAATCTCTGATTTATTTACCCATGATTTAAAATTATAAATCCCTCTTGTCTCGCTAAAACAGAAACTGATACTCATATAGGTTGTTGCCTCTTGCGGATCATTCCATATCCCTCCAGAAAATCCAACGTCTCCATCATTTGTCTTTGGATGAATAACTCCAAGGCTCCATCTAATTTTCCTCGAAAAATCATCATACGCAAGATTTCTCATATACTCAGCAAGCTGCTGTAATGTGATATTGCTTTTCATATCCGTTAATACCTCCTCTTTGCCTCACTCAAACTTGCCATATTCCTTTTTTGCAGATCTTCATAAAATTCCGCATTCGCATTCGTGACCTTATAGCATATCCTTTCGCCAAAAAATATAATATATGTATCTGTCAGCAATTCGTGAAATACCGTAGTGTACTCTTTTGTCATAGCGCATCCGCCAATGGCTGGGCTTCCATCTTCAGTAACGTCAAATCCAGTACAAGTGCTCCCCCATACTTGTGGAAACATTACGGCATCTATTTCCGCATATGCATATTTATTGTTCCTTTTCTTCTCTTCGAAGATCTTCAAAAACTCTTCATCTTGAGATAATGCTACTCTTGCTTTGTACTCAAGCAGTTCCAAGTTCGGATATCTTGCATTCACAATACCACGCTCCTATCTGTATTCTTTTCCAGTATGCTTGTCCTTTAGGACAATCCGGCCGACAACCTCAAATCCCGCCAGCTCCGCAGTCTGTTTCATAATCGGTATAAGGTTACTGATTACCGCTGCTCTCTCCATCTCCCGCCGATTCTCTTCTTTTCGGATATTTCTCCATGCCAATCCGGCTGTAGGATCCGGATATCCTTCCCCGTTTTTTCCCATGTTGTCTGGCATTTTTTCCTTCCTCCCCTCTTAATATCTGTTCTCCCTGAGCACGTATCAAACACTCTGCACTATTCATCTTTCACTTCATTCCTCACTCTCCCTCGACAGCCTTGCATTTGCAGCTCTGGCTTTTTTCTTCAGATTTCTTTTCCACCGTCGGATAGTTTCAGCCTTGGTGTGATTTCTTGACCATGTATAATCATCCAAAATATATCGTCCTCCATGTTCGCATTCTCCATATGCAGGCATCCTTCTATGTCCCCTCTTCATTTTAACCACATCCTTTCTCTGGATTGTAGGATTCTGGAAGCGGTCGCCAGGCAATAACCTTTTGCTTAACAACTCTGTTCGGAAGCGCCCATTTTCCGTCTAATGTGTGAGCAGTTATCGTTTGTCTTGTTCCATCTTCATATTCAACAGTCACATTCACATCACTCGAGATTTTTTCAAACATGGATTCAGACCATTTATCTGTTCCTTTCCATTTTGCGAACATACTGTTTCTTTCTTCTGGTAGTCCATCTTCTACGAGAATCCATCCTTCATTTTCCGTATCAGATAAATGATTTTTAACTACATCGTATGCCATGTCAGCAGCCTCATTCCATCCATATTCAGCCGATTCATACCTATCTGTGATTCCGGCATCTTCCAATCCACATCCAATGCCATCAATTGGATATTTCATTTCTTCAATCTCCTGTAATATTTTTTCTATTGTTGTCATATTTCAATTTCCTCGCTTTCTTGAAGAATCTTGCTTGCGCTTTGCAACTGAATAATCATTGCATCCAAATATCCGACCAGAAATGCTCTTGCATTGTGTATTGCTTCTTTCAGATCATCCGTTTTCATGTCCTCTTTATCAATATTGAATTCATTGCAAGAAAGAAACCACGTCCCCGGAATATGTATGTACCTATGAACTCTGAACTTGATTCCACATACTTCCAGTTCAACAATTCTCGGCTTCCTGTCTTTGTCGTTTTTGCTGTGCGTTGTAACGTCTTTTACTTTTATCTTCTCCGATACTGTCATGTCAGTCCCCCCTTCCTAAATGTCAGTTTTTCCAACCTTCTCACCGTTTTTGTACCAGGTAAATTCAAACCTTCCAGCCGGAATATCGATAACAAGTTTTGGCGAATATTCTACTTCTTTGCAGGACTCAGTTGAAATAGCCCAATCCGGCCACTCATCATATTCATCAACTTTACTCACCCCAACCATCCAGCAGCCGTTGTCAGCGGAAGCCCTTGAATACTGTCCTATTACCATCAGTCTGCCATTCTGCCCACAATCGATCACACACTGAATGGGTTCACAGTTTCCGCAGTTATCAATATCATCGCCAGTCACACCATATTCTCCAAATGTATCATCGCTATATCCGTAAAAACATAATCTGTGCATACTATTTTCCTCCTAAATCATCATTTTTTCTTTCCTTTTCCGTACTTAACGGCCAGTGTCATTGCATCTTCGCCTATATCTCTTGCGGTTTCCTCTTTCTGACGCTTCGCCAGACACCTCTCTTTCGCCGCATCATAGTTATATTCAATCTGTTCCGAAAGCCGATCTGCCATTCTAGTGAATTTATCCCGGTAATATGCAGACCATTGAATGTCGTCTCTTCTTATTTCGTCAACCATCCGGACGTAATCCCTTAACATGCATATGATCAGCACTATGTCGAGATAGGAGCAGCTTACAACATAATCGCACATGAGCTTTAGGTTTATTGCTTTCTCTATCATCACCTGCTTTTGTTCTTCTTTTGACATTTTCTCCTCAACATCATGAAGAAACTGGAAAAGGAACCACAATCTATCTTCTCTGTCTTCCATCTCATTATCCTCTCGACTAATCTTCCACTTTCGCTAGCCGGTATAAATCCTTTCTATCTTCCCCACACCATATCCGTTCCCCTTCCGGAGTTTCAATCGTCACAATCCCATCTTTAAACCTGTACCCTTCAACAACTCTTCCCCTTTTCCATTCTCCATTAACAAACATCTCCGCTTCCTGCCCGACAACATGCGGAAAAATTTCCTCGTTTTTGCAAAGCTTTTGATCTATAATCGGTATCAAGACGCGAGGAACGCAAATCATATGCATCCTTGTTGGAGCGGAAACGATCTTCTTGAGCATGTGTATATAGATTTCCTCCGGAGCAGCCTCTTCAAGCCACTCCGGTATATCCGTATTTATTTTTTGCGTTACTTCTAAGCTGTTACACTCCTCAGCAATTTCATGGATTAACACTCTCATTTCTTCTGTTATTTTCCATCCACCTCGCAGAGTAGGTTGCAAGTCATATTCCAAAAGTTTTTTTACCTTCTCATCTATATTACTCATTTTGATGCCCCTTTCAGCATTACCGGAAGAACCAACGCTTTCATATCTGAATCCTCCGCCTGTACAATCATCGGAGTTTTAGATCCCGAAAAGTTCAATGTAATGTTTTCGCATGTGAATGCTTTTATCGTCTCCAGAACAAGCCGAGAATCAAAGCCGATTCGTATCGGATTTCTAATCGGTTCCTGCAAAGCTACTTTTTCTTGGTAGTTCGTTACTTTATCTTTCAGTATTAGGTTTATTTCTCTGTCAGACACATCAAATTCAGCCGGAACATTTTCATCTGTACACATCTTCGCTCGTGTCATGGCTCCGATCAGCTCATCACGATTTACAATAGTGTAGTTATCCATCTCAATAAACATCTTCTGATATGGTATGTACTTACCGTTATAAATTCTTGTGTGAATTACATAATTGTCCGTCTTGAAAATCGCACTATTGCTGTCGTAAGACAGGTTCACATCATCATCCATTCCCATAGAGGTAAGTTTTTTAGCTGCTGTTTTAGGTACTATCAGTTTCAGATCAGAAACTCCAGAGGCTTTGATCTGGTCCCAACACATTACATGCCCATCCGTCGCCGCAAGATTCATGCATTCTTCTCCACCTTCAAGATATATTCCCTCTAACTCCTGGTGTCCCGGTGACTTATCTGCAGCTGCATATAGAACATGAGAAAACGATTCTATCAATAATTTTCCCGGAAGGATTATCCCGTTTTCCTCTCCAGTTTCTATCTTGCTATACATAAAATCTTCCGCAGGAAATGACTGGTAACTATTCTTAATCTTTTCCATCTGTATCGTTACAACATACTTCTCATCGCACTTTACTTCAACCTCGCCTTCCGGGAGATTCTTTATCAAATCAAACGCCTTTGCAGGAAGTATGAATGATTCCTCATCAGCACCCTCTACCTTGACCTGTATCGTTATTTCGTTGTTCGCAGCTATTACATAACCTTCTTTGATCAGAACCCCTCCCAAAGCCGGTCTCTGTGGATTTTTCTGAACAACACTTTTTACTTTGTCAATCGCTCTTACCAACTCATATTTTTTCAGTTTCATTCTTTCTCTCCCTCCCGAAGTTCTATGCCGTCCAAAAATCGCAGAACTCCATTTAAGTATTTAATTTTGTATGCTTCAAGATCTTTTTCGTCCATGTATTTATGTCCATAGATTTTTTTCATATCGCGGAATACCACCCATGGAACACGATAAAATTTATCAAGCCCTATCGAAACCACCAGAAAGCACATTGCTCCAAGTTTCATATATCTTTCAAAGCATTCCTCCTGTTCCTCAGTAACTACGCTTCTCATGATTTTTTCTTTATCGGTGTGTTTTGCATCAAACAAGACCATTGTTGAATCCATCAATACACCTTTAAAATCCGGCTGTGCCTGTTTTGCAAAACAGCAGATAAACTGCCCTCTTCTTCTGTCATATGGCTTCAAGACTTTCATCGGTTCTGGCGTCTTCTCTATTACGGAAATCCCTCTTTCTTCATAAAATCGGCAAGCTGCACTAATCATTCCTTCAAAATATTCTCCCGATGCCCGAGATCTACTTCCCGTTAATGCCCTACTGTATGTATCCATGCTCTGTTGCCACCTTTAATAATTTATTGATTGTAACTGCTCCAATTCCCGCAATCTTGGACGTCTGCAGTTCTTCAAGGAATTCCCTTGTGCCCTTACCGCTTCCAGATTCCTTCTTCCCGCTATTAAATCCTTCGCTTCTGGCTTTTTCCACTCTATCCTCGACATAGTGAACAAGCTGTTCATCTGTCATTTTCCTCATCTTTACGGCCTTTTCGTGAATCCGCACCTCATCTTCAGTTCTTCTACAATTTCTCTTACTCTTACCCATGTCTGCTCCTTTACTTTTCATTTTCTAATCCTTCCAGTTTTGGTATTTCAACCCCATGTTCCTTGCACCATTTGATAAAGCATGGCCGGCACATATAAGCGAAGCTGCTTGTTTTTCCTCCTCGCTTCGATCTGGCTGACAAAGATACCATTTTATTTTTCTCCATTTCATCATGGCACTCCACACATTCTCCCATCAGCTTCTTCAGCACCTTCTCGCTTTTCTTTCTGACAAGCAGTTGCTCTGGGAAATCTCTCCGCATATTTTCTTCCCCAACAATGTTTATGAGGCTGTCTTTCATGAATATCGGCGTATGCTCACGATCTGCCAATTCAACTATTTTCCAGATCCACTTCGCATCCGGTATTACCTTCCCGCGGCGCAACCCCGTTTCTGCACCTAGGATTGCCCAGTCAACTTGTCGGAATAACAAGTTGTGTTTCTCTGGCTGCATATCCTCCAGTATCGGCTCAATGCTCACAAATCTGTTTCTGAAAGCCGGCAGAAAATTGAACCTGTGCATTTCGTCTTCCCTGGTTATGCTCGTTCCGTAAAACATATTGTCAGCACTCAGAAGATCCAGATCTGCATACCGTTCCGGATTCTTTGTAAGGAACAGGTAGTTGTGCTGCTTATGCTCTTCGCAGCACTCAAAAACCTCCCTAATCCAAGATTCCGGCACCCAATCTCCAAATACATCGGCCACAGCGCCGACAAAAATATTTTGCCCCATCTTTAATTTATCCAGCGTGTTTATACGGTACCTGTGAAGCGTAGGTTCAAAACCAAACGGATATATGATCTGCTTTCCGTTTTCTCCAATGAATGGCTCGTCCAGAATGTATCCTCCCTCATCTTCCCGGTATTTGTCTTTCATTGTTTTATTCAGTTTTACATTTCCGCAAAACCGCTGACTAATCTTCCTTGCATAGCAATATTCACATCCATGGCGGCATCCGGTAATGATATTCAACGTATGATCACACCACTCTATTTTCGACCGGTTCATATTCTCTCGCCTCCTCCATTCTTGGCAGCTTGTCGAGAAGATTGCATGCTTCTTCTACGGCCTGTCTTCGGTAATCAAAATATCCATAGTCATCCTTGACTCTTATTAAGATCTCCACAACTTCTCCAATTTTCATAATCATTCCTCCCAGTATTCAACGGTGTACTCCATCTGTCCGTTTTTCTTATCTTCCTGCCCTGGAACAGGCCGCCGCCCGATCTTTACGCAATACCCCGCTTTCACAAGCAGAGTAACCAGCTGCAGTCTATCTTCTTCATTCCACTGTGCAGATCCTTTTCTAATGCTCCTTATAATCTTGCGATCCATTATCCACACCTCCTCATCTGTGTAGTCATTTTCTCCTTGAACGCTTCCGTAAACGCTTTTACTTCTGGTGGCATTCCGCAGTTATGTGATCCACGACACTGGACAATATCTCCGTTTTTCCACTCCATGGTAAAATATGGCTTGTCCGGTTCCTTTGCTTTCCGGATAAAGAATATGCTTGTTTCTCCTTTTGCAACACGATCTACATATGTTCCGACACAATGGTGAAGCGCAGCTCCCTCTGCTCTTATCTCATCCCCTGTTTTTGGAACCACAAGTATCAAGCCCTTTCCCTTTATCGAAAACGCATCCACCCCTTCGTTCTGACCGAGAATTTCTGCTAACGCTTTCTTCGTCTTCTCCATCCTTCTTTTAGCCTCCTGTTCCTTTCTCTTTTTCTCCGCTGCCGCTTTTTTATCTTGAAGAATCTGGAATTCCTCTGCAGTCCTGTCATGTACCTTTTTGAAATTCTTTGGCATATAAATAAACATGTTATTCAAATCGTACTTGAGATCTTTGCACCAGTCTAAATATTCAAGCCAATCCTTTGCCATATTCCTTTTTCTTTCGATTCGAGGATCTTCCCGTTCTTTGTACCTCATGTATGAGTATCTCCAGCACACCCCCTGTTCACCTATTGGATAGTTTTCGCTTTCTTTCGTAATGTACTTCACGATTTTATGAAGCGTCGTCTTCCGGTTTGCCTGTTTCAATAAATCCGTATTACATCCGAACGTTTCGTAATACTCTTGGATCTGCTCCGGTTTAAACTGCAAGCCAATCTGCTGTGCTACCTGCAACAGCCGAAGTACATCGTGGTTTCCATCAACAACCTGCAATACTCTGGTATTTACCTTTGTCAGTCCTAAAATCTCATATATGGTCTTTCCTTTAACATTGACCTTACCGGTCTGATAACCACTATATCGAGAATTGATAATGCCTTTTGCAATCTTATTGAGCCCCATTTTACAGATCCATTCCATTTTCGGAAATTCTATATACTTTTTGATTGCATCCTCATATCTCATGGAAACTGTAGGAATATTGGTTGAAAGCACTTCCAATGCCGAGTATTTCATAGGAGTGTGTTCCCACGCCTGCGGCAGATTTCCGGGATATAATATGCATTCCATGCAGGAGATCTTTCCCTGATCTGGACACCAGCGGCAATTTCCTCTCTGCTTATACACTCCCCACTCATATGATTCGCATTTTGGTTTTCCTTTCGGGAACGTATAAATAGCCCTACTGTACTCAGAAACATACCTTTCAATTCTGCCTTTATTTATTAACATGTCCACATATCTGTCGCTTCTCATTGATTGATGTGCTTTGAAGTACCGGAAGACAAAACCGTCTTTCGTAGGATCCACATATGCGAACCACCGTTCATCGTGTGTCCGAGCAGGCATTCGTCCTTTTGCCTTAATAGTTACCCTGCTACCGCAGAACGGACAGATTCCTTTCTCGTTATTCCGAAGACGGATATTTTTTCTGTCCACAATTCCGATTTTCTTACAATGTGTACACTCACATAATGCCTTACCTTTTTCCACTTCCTTGTAGATTAGGTATCGTGCAAAGCTCATTCCTGTATTCCACACCCAATCGAAAAATTCTTTCGGTGCGTCCTTTATTGGATTCATTACCACATCGATCTTGTCAGTCTCTTTCTTATGCTTTTCTGCCAAACGCTTATCTAAAACCTCTTGCTGAAATCTATGTATTTCTACCCAGGGGCTGTATTTATCATCGGTCCTGGAGTATTCTCTAAAGAAATACTTTACTATTTTTAACTCTTCGTCAGATCTCATGAATACATTGAGCCGATATGAGCTTTTATGTTCTTGCTGATTATACGCATAATCCATTAAAGAAAAGTTATCCATCCTATCAAATGAACCTGTAATCCATTTAACCTTTGACGTTTTCAAATCCTGCGTGATATAATCATCGTGCGACAGAAATGTCCGGAAAGCTGCTTCTGTTTTTCCATTCTTGAGGGCCTTAATCTCAAAGAAATTCAGAAGCAGTATCTTTTTATCATCAACCAGATCTGCTGTCACAATATGTCTCATGCCTCCAAGCCGATCTGCAACTTCTATCATTTCCTTAGTTGCGCTTGGTCTTGGAATAGCAGATAATTTTCTTTTTTCCACATCTATCCCTCCCTATAACAAATCAAATAATGACATTTGTCCTTCTGGCTCATTCTTCTTTGGAGTCTTCTTTTTGACTTCTTTTACCGATTTCGCATCCGGTGTCTTTTCCGATGTCTTTTCTTTGCCAGGCTTCTGTTTGGAGTTCTGTTGCTTGCGTTTCTCAGTTTCTTGCTTCTGACTCTTTCTCCGCTCTTTTTCCTCTTTCTTTTTCTTTTCTTCAATGGCTTTATCATCCAAATGGAAATAATCTTCTGCCCATTCGTAAACCACATCATCCCGAACCACAGCACAATTTCCACTTTTCTGTTTTCTCGCCTGCTCGTAAATATAGCCATAGCACTTTTCCCATGTTTTATGATTTTGAAGAACGTCTTCCGCAAGACCGTCATCTTCTTCACAGCGCTTCAGCAAATAGGTTATAACCGGATCGGCAAAATTCTTATCTTTGGCGTTCTTTAATTCTCCTTCCAGCTTTTCCTTCGCTCTCTGTTTTAATGGTTTTGCATTCTCATCCTCCGCTTTCTTTATTGTTTCATCCGTCGGAGTCGGTAAACCACCCACTATATCAGCGAGCGATGCGGTTCCCATCAGAACAAAATCCTCAGTTTTTGTATTTTTTTCTCCTTCGGATATAACTGCTTCGAATGCTTCCTGCTTGGTTTCTTCAATTATTTCCCCCATAGGTTCTACAGGTACATTGTTCTCCAATTCCTCTTCTGCATCGGATACTCCGGATTCGTACTCCTTTTCCAGACGGTCATTGGTTACATCAAACAATGTGTTGCCATCAGCGTCATAGAATACTGTGACGCTTTCTCTCTTTAAAATCTTGTACTCTTTGTTTCTGATTTTTATTGAGCACTGTTTTTCTTCGTCGTTGTAATGGCTTTGAAGAAATGTTTTTACAACTTCATTCCATGGCCAGCCGTAGGTATTGTCGTTTTTCTCTTCCAACGAAAAATGTTTTACATTTTCTCCCATTGTGTTTCCTCCTTCTTAAAATCAAAAAACATATAATACTTTGTGGATTTCTCCTCTTTCTTCTTTGTTGGTGCGCTCATGGCTCCGATACAATGGAACATCCGTCGCAGCGACCACACATCCATCCGAAACATAGGCATATACCAAAATTCCTGCCCTTCTCTCTCTTGTGGAAAAAGCACATGTCCTGTTACGGGATTTGTCAGCGTGTCTCCGATGCAAATATATCCGGCGCATCCAAGCAGCGAAAGCTGTATGTAGCACATCATTCCCGCCACCCGGTCAACATCCTGCCCCACGAACAGGACATGGTTCTGAAAATTATATTTTGACAACTTCATCTCACTTACGGTGGCAATCAGTGTTGCGCCCGCCCCGCAGGCAGGATCGCAAACACTTATATATCCCCTTTGCTCTATCTGCTCGTCCACATCGCCCGTAACCATATTTGACATTGCCTTGCATACGCAATAGGGCGTGAAAAATTGTCCTTTCCAATGATTTCCAAGCTTCAATTCCATGAACAATTCTCCGAGGAAATCCTGTTCCGGGTTTCTTTCGAGAGCTTCAACGATTACAGCCATGCACCGTGACGGCTTATCTACACCGCCAAGACGCTCTGCGCATTGTTTGTACTCCTGCTCCCTCTCCAAATATCGAACACCCGCCTTGTCCGGATCTGTGGAATTCGCCAGAGAGCACGCTATCATGCTAATGAGATCTGCCCAAACCTGCCATGCACTCCGGCTGTAGCACATTTCCCGAAAGACTTTTAAGAATTCCTGCTTTGTCCCCTGTATCTCTTGCACTTCTTTCTTCGCCTTCATCGCAATCCCTTCTCCCTCATGAGCTTATCTATGAATTCAGGGGTTGATACATTTCTTGCAGAGTCTGGGTCTTTATCCTCGATTTTCGGTGTCTTCTTCTCCTGTTCCCTGCTGCTAAGCATGTACTCTGATTTCTTTTTCAATACAAGCTCCGGAAGTAGGCTGTCATTGATCTTGCGCTGTACAATAGCGTCATAAATCTTGAAGAAATGTGCTCGGTTCGCAACTGGATTATCTCCCAGGCACAGCTCCCGGAAGCCCATCCGTTCTACAGCTTCCCTTGTCGGACCAGACAGGCTTTCCACCGCCTCGTCTGACCGGTAATATCCGTATTTCTGGATTGCACGTTGTACATCACCCCAGGCTTCTCCGGAATCTTTTATTTGTGGCGATGTATAATCCGCACATTTCGCTCTTATTTCTGCAATCTGCGGAGGATACGTCTGTGTTGCGATCAGTTCTTGAAGTGCTGTCTCGCAGATCTTGAAGTCGATGTCTCCAAGCATTCGGTACCACAACTGAATACTGTACCTGTCAGGCATGATGTTAAACGTTGGATATGCACTTTTGATCGCAGCTCTTATCACATCAAACTCCTGTGGTGTCATATTAGTTTCCACCTCCATACCAATTTGCCGTAGATTCCATGTATTGCCCCGTTGTCATTCTACGGTTGTCCTGCATTCCTCCTGCTTTTATGATCGGTGCCTTATCCTGCGCCCTTCCGAGCCATCCAGTTATGAAACGCTTTATCCCTCTTTCTGTCTTTCGGTTCTTAGGATTGCTGTCAAGCCACGCATACATCTTCCGAAACTCCTGCTCAACATCAATGGCTGGATATAAGTTTCTAAGAGAATTGAGGTAGTCCAAGGTGACATCAAAAGATCCTGATCCAGTAACCAGAGGAAGTGAAATGAACACTTCCGGTCTGGAGGTTATTACCTCCGGACATATAGTATCTTTCTCTATCTCTTTCTCTATCTCTTTCTCTATCTCTTTCTCTACGTTACCGATGCGTTTCACTCCTGTTACATTGCTGTTACATTGTAACGCTTTCTGTTCTCTATGTTTTCTTACTCGTTCAGCACTTGCACTTTCTGAACCAACCATTTTATCGCATTCCGTTAGGCGGTACTCTGTTTCATCAACCAACTCCATTAACCCTTGTCGAATCAGGAATAAGACCGTTACTTTTACGTTTTCCGAATCTTCATCAAGATCCAGTGCCAATTCCTCATAAAAATCATCTTCTACGCCTTCGAAGTAAAGCTTGCCATCATTTTTCATCGCAATAAGCAGCATTTTCAGATAAATGATTGTGTAGGTATCCCCGCCAGCAATCTTCCGTAATTTCTTTATCGGCTTCTGCCGGAAGAATCCCTCCGGCAGCTTTAACCAATAGTATCGTTTTCCCATTATGTTTCCTCCTAGCAGATTACTTTTGATCCTTCGTCAGTCTTAATAACTGTGATACTCTGACTAAACCTTGCTTTCATCGCATCATCATGTGTGATTGCCATCACTTTTACATCCGGATACCTGCTACGGATTGTTTCAAGAGAATCCACATAGGCCTGTGCTCCATCATCATCCAAGAACGGGGGCTCGTCAATGAACAACATCCCAAGCTGGATACCGGCTGCAGTCGCCTTAATTTCCGAAAGAGCAAGAATAACAGCAAGGGAAGACTTTACTTTTTCGCCTCCAGACTTTGAAGCATACGGCAGTGTCGTTTTTCCGTATTCGTTGATAAGTACATCCAGAGTAGCTTTATCTCCATCCTTTCCTTTTACGGTGCGTTCCATTACAAATTCAACTCCCATGGTTCCGCCGGTCATCTGACCAAGGATGTTATTCGCCGTATCAGTGATATGAGGAATAATATTTCTGACAATCTGATGCGGCACTCCGTCCTGGGAGAATGCCTGTTTCAGCACCTCATACCGAGCCGCTTTCTCTGCATCCCGGGAAATCTCTGCTTTAAGCTGGTTGATTTCTTCATTTGCTTTTTTTGTATCCTCTATCCGCTGAAGCAGCACCCCTTTTCTGACTTGCATGGAAGCTGCTTTTTCCTCCAATTCCATCTTCTTTCTTTCCAGCTCGGAAAGTTTTTCTTCTTTTCCTTCCGGCAATCCAGCAAGTTCTTCGTTCAAACGGATATATTCGGCACACAACTTAGACCACTCTTCATTTTTAAGCCGTTCCCGTTCTTCAAGATCTTTCAGCTTTTCGGCTATATGCTTCTTTCTCTCTGCGTAAACCGGAATATTGGTTTTCTGATCTGCATATATCCGCAGTTCTTCCGATATTCGTTTTGCTTCTTGATATCTTTCAACTGTTTCAGTTAGCTTTAAAACGTTTTCCGTTATCTTATGGCTTTCTAATTTGACCGTAGAGACATTTTCAGTACATGAAACTATTGTTTTATCATTAGAGGCTTTCTCCCCTTCTAAACGGGCTTTTAAAGCTTTCAGTCTGTCTATCTCATCTTTCCGCTTTTGGTAAGTCTCCAGATTAGTGATTTCACTAAGAACGTTCTTCTCCTGTTCCTCTGAATACCCGATTTCTGCAATCTCCTTTTTCTTTTCAGCTGCATACGTTGCGTAATCTTCTTTGGCAATTCGGATACTTTCTTTTATTTCCGCTATCTCTTCTTCCGTCTTTTTGATTTTCGCAACATCTTCCCTGGCTTTTTCAAGAAATCTGCATGTTGCATTTTCAATATCAGGGCATCCGGAATTATCCATAAACTCCTGCTGTTTCTTGTACGAATCAAGATCCGACTCTGCGAGCCGCAATTGTGTAGAAAGACCATGTACAGTTTCGGTTACTTCTCCATGCTTCTTATTTACCTCTGCACATACGGCTGAACACCGGTCCTTTTTCTCCCGTATTTCTGCAAGTTCCTTTCGTTTGTCTTCAAGCTCAGAAAGCTTCTGCGAAATAAGTTCTTCCTCTGCAGTCTCAATCTTAGAAAGTTGTTCCTCTATTGATCGGTTCTGAATTTGAGTTGTGTTAATAATATTTTCATAACGCAGGATCTGGTTTTGTTTTTCTTCCAAAGATCGCTTGCACGACTCGTATTCCATTACATCGGGAGCCAGTTTTTTTACGGTTTCTTCCGCAGCTTCATATTCCGCCGCTTTCGCCATGATGATTTCAGAATTTTTCAGAAAAACATCGCACGTTTCCATTTCTTTCTCTGCTGCTTCCTTCTCGGATTGTATTGAGAGAAGCTCTTTTTTCGCTGTATCAGTAGATTGCAAAAGTTCAGTACTTTTATCCTGTGCCTCTTTACGGTCTGCAATCTGCTTTTTGCATACCTCAATGTCCTGTTCTGTCATCTTACGTATCTGGTCAAATTCAGAAGCCTCTTTTTCCAAATTCTCAAGTTCTCCGTCCGGATTTCCTTTTTCTGCAACGAACTCGGATTTTACTTTTACAGCTTCCTTCTTAGAAAGAAGATTCCGCTTTGTATCTGCCAGAAGCTTCTTTGCTTCCTGTTCCATCAGACCATAAACCGAAAGCCCCAATAAATTTCCAAGGATAGTCATGCGATCTTCTTTCTTAGCCTGCAAGAATAACCCATACTGGTCCTGCATGATTAAAGCGCAGCTGCGGAATGTCATTGAATCCATACCAAGGATTTTCTCTATTTCAGCCTGTGTATCTTTTATTCTCTCTGCAGACAGGTTCAGCCATTCTTCTCCATCCTTTTGCGAAATGTTCAAGGTTGCCCTGCCTGACTTCGTTCTTGTCCGCACAACCCGGAAACGCTTATCCCCAATATCAAACACAAATTCTATCGAGCCACTTCTTGCATCTTCCGTCCCTCGGATCCATGCTTTGTTATCCCCTTCTCTTGTTTCTTCGTATAGGCAATCAGCAATAGCATCCATGAAAAGACTGCTCTTTCCCGCTCCATTTACACCATTGATAGAGCAAAATGAAACATCAGAAAAATCAAAACCTTCTTCTTTATAATTTCGATAGTTCTTAACCGAGATTGATACCGGACGGAAAACTCCATGGTTCTCTGATGTCGTTTCCGACTTCATAGCAACTGAAATAATTGGTTCGCCCAGTTCAACGATCTTGTCCGCATCTTTTACACATTTCTCAGAGAGCCATTTTTTCAAGTTGAGCAACGGATCGCTTTCCTCTGACAAGAGACCTCTGTTTGCTACATCAACCATACTTTCCGCTTCAATGTCAGCTACATAGAATGCACCCATCTCATATAAATCAGACTGCAAAACCGGTATATTAAGTGCCTTTTTCTGTTCAACAGTACAGCTATATTTGATTCTGACAATTTTATCTGATACAAGGAACGGATATCCCTCTGTAAAGAGAAACTCCTTTCCCCGGCAGAGATAATTCTCAACATCCTCTTGTGCCCATGTTACCGTCTGAAACTTCCTGTACGGAGTCTCATATCGCTTTCCGGATTTAAGTCTTCTCCCGTCAAATTCATGTATCCAGAACCCTCTGCTTTGTCCCTCATCATTAAAATTCATTGCATTTATTGCGCCAGAATAAAATACGTTTTCCAGTCCCTCTATGGTCTGCGGACGGTGGATGTGTCCTAAAAGAACTGCCGAATAATCCGCCGCTTGTATGGCTTCTCTTGGAATAACAGGTTCAAAATTTGAAAAGAATGAGGTTTGTCCAGATTCCATGTTGCATCCTGGCACTGTATAATGTGCCATCAAAATTGCAGGAGTCATATCTGGTATGATATTTGTATTTGAGCATTGCGCCCTTAACCCCATAACCATATCTGATATATACTTGGTCCATGTCAGATTTTCTTCCTCTGCAGACAAGCCAGGGAATTTCGCTCGAAATTCCTGTTTGTCAAACCCGGGAATACAGGCAACATCCGCTATTGGAGTAGAGATAACCTGCGGTGTAGTGACAACTGCAATTTTTTTATTCTTCGACAGCATCTTTTCCAGAACCCGAAACTGTCCGGCTCCATCGTGATTCGGTGTTCCACGCATCACAACTACAAACTTGGAGCGCTCTGCCAATCCCTCGATAATCCTCGTGGCCGTAACCATTTCATCAGAGTACCTAACCGGTCCTATCTGCTCTTGGTGGAAGATATCCCCGCTAATGCACACCATATCCGGCTTCTCTTCTTCCGCAACTTTAACCATATACTCAAGGCATTTAATGGTATCAAGAGAACGGAGATTTACTCCATCCTCAACAGGTCCTTTAAACTGTCCTATATGCCAGTCTGCTGTGTGTAATATTTTCATCCGTTTTTCCTCGCTTTCTCTGTTAAATTTCTAAGCTGTGGAAAGAGCAGGGAGAACTGCTCTTCTGTTAATCCGCAAAAAGAAATTCCTTCGTTTATCCATTGTTCGCCTACAATCAATATGTTTCCAAGTATTGGGCAACCATTCTGATCTGTTTCATAAAGCCATGAATCGACTATATTCGGGGATAATTCATGATAATATCCATCTTCATCTACCAACATGCTTACACAATTTCCTCTTTTACGAGGAGCATTGAGTTCTGTATATAATCGTTTTGGCATTACGTGTTCTACCAGCTCGCATTCCGGTCCTATGTACTTGCACAGCAACTTCGTTTGTTCTGAAATGCTCCCATCCGGAAAGTCATGAACAGAAATTTGATTGCCAGTAGTAATCTTGATCATCTTCATTACCTGCTGCCCCCTCTCTGGCATTTAATGCACAGCGGACGTCCGTATTTATTCAGTGAATATTCGTACACCCTCTCATTAATTTCAATTCCGCATCCGTCACAGAAATATCCTTCATTCTCCGACGGAGATGTCGGCTCCTTTGTATGTGGTTCATCAGGAATGTTTTCCGGAATATCCATTACGTCATCTTCCGAAGCGTCACTTTGAAATGCTGGATTGTTTTCAAATGCCTCTGCATCGAATGTATCCTCGTTTTCAAAATCCATTCTTTTTACCGGAAGGGCCCCAACGCCAAACATATTATTTACAGAACTGATCCCTTGGGTAAGCATCGCCTGTCTTACCGACGGCTCCGAGTAATCTGGAGAAAAAACTACTGTAGGAATTGCGAAATTCTTTTTCAGTTCCTCTTTTGTGTACGTACCTTTTACGCCAAGCAAGGCTCTTATTACTCGTAGTTTTGCTCCTGTGATTGCCTTTTCCGCCCAAGTCTTTTTTAGTAACGCCATATTTACCATGACTGATCTTTCAATGTACTTCTCACGGTCTACCTCATCAATCACATAGGCATCAACTGTTTTCCCCCATTTATTCTTTGCTTTAGTCCACGTTCCTTTAAAGATCTCAGCTGCGGCTTTTGCCTGTTTATCATCGGTTATCCCTCTTGCAGCTTTATCAGAGAATTCGATTCTGTATTTTTCCTCTTCATCTTCAAGACAAATTTCTTTCTGGTCCGTTTCGGTTCGACAGGTTCCATCGGCTTTTCGCATAGCACCCTGTGCATGTGCCCGGTACGTCACCCGGTTGATCCGTTCCCCATATGTCTGTTCGGGATTGAACTGAATACCAGCCGCCATAGCCATTTTATTTAGTAACGGTTTGGACAGGGAGAAGGCGTCCGCATATATCTTGTTTCCTTTGTCGTCTTTTCTGCCAGTGTCAACGGATCCGACTTTGAAAATATCTCCACTTGTTTCACTCAAATCCACCGCAACTTCTTCCACATGGAATTTATAGAATGGGTTGAGCTGAACATCTGTCGCTGTCGGGATTAACAGATTATAACCTTTGTACTCTTTTATTACTTCCGGCAATGATGCCATTACATCTTTCATATTGCTTTCCTCTCTTTCATGTGCTAAAATAAAATTGCTTTTAATTCTCATGCGCCTGATCGGCAATCGCCATCGTCAGAGTGTATTTGGTTAAAAGTTCTGACTTAATGGCTTCAATCACTAATTCAGCCAGATAGCCCGGTGTCCGTCTAACACCGTTGCAATCGCCAAAACGCTGTATTAGTGATTGGAGTTTTTTTCTTGCCGAAATCACAGCGTTTTCATAAAGCTCTTCTGGTATCTCAAATCCTATTGCATCATCAATCATCTTCTTGTCCATATCCGATCTCCTATCCATTCGAAAACATAAAATGTAAAAAATGTGATAAATCCTGCCGCTATTACTTCTCCACCAAGAGCTTCATACCCTCGTATTTCAAGAAGCTTTTCGGATATGATATGCAAAAATGCCAAACCAGCTACTATGGATACAGCAATCTCAATGGCAGAAATTGCCGCTTCCTTTATCTTTCTTACGAAAATCTGTCTTTTCCTTTTCCTCCTTTCGTTCTCTATTTTCTCGGCATCCATCTGCCTAAGGACGGCAGTTCTTGGATACCTATAGCAAATAATAATTGTTTCTTTATCATTTATCAGATCGTATAATCTAAGTACCTTCATACTGCCTCCTCAAATAAAATACTCATTTGACCGCTTTCCTCAATTTTTAACATCCTAGAAACACGCTTTGACTCTTCTTTCCTGAACTCTTTTTCCTCATTACAGTCACATTGTTCTCCCGGATCCAGATTACTTCCACATTCCGGACATGTACGATAATACATTTTCTTCCACCTCCTACTCAATCATGCAATGTTCATTGAAATATTTTTTTGGAATTCTTCCGGACGGATAAGCCTTTGTAAGTTTACCGGATGCGATGCACTCTTTTCGCATCGTGCGAATCATTTCATACGCTTTTGACCGGCTTATTCCAAGCAATTCAGTTATGTCGTTTACCATGTAATATGAACGGTTTGTACTGTTAATTTCTTTTACGATGCCAGCAGCCATACAACCGCCTCCTTTACTCTAAATTTTTTTCAGCCCAAATTTTTAAGCTCTGTGTAATTTTATTCAACTCGTCCAATGTCTTGATAATCTTGTTGAGATCTTCCTTTTCATCTTCCGTTATTACGCCATCCTCAGTAATATCAAGAAGAAGTTCTTTCGCAGCAGAAATTTTTCTGAACGATGACAAGGCCTTAATACTAATCCTGTCCAACGCCTCTACCCTAATTTCCGGAAAATCTTTTCCAAGCGGACACATATTTTTACAGTAATAAGATTTCAGCTCTGGTGCGTTGTAAATATCTGACATCATCAGCACCTCGTCCGGAAATGGATTCTTGCTTCCAAGTTCTATGCGTGCCAGACGACTTCTATCTATTCCAAGTTCTTCCGATGCACCTTCTCTGCTGTTTAGGCGGTCATTGAACTTTGCCGCATTGTAACGTGCCTGGGTAAATATGTTTTCCCCCGCTTTCGTAGCATGCTTTCCCATTTAATTTTCCTCCTCGCTAAGCTAAAATATAATCAAACGATATTTTCCGTATATGGAACTGTGATATTTCTGTCCTGGCTTATCTTCTTCGCAATCTCCGGTGCATAAACTCGACCATTAACAACACCAGATACATAATTCCGGCACATACCAACACGCTCAGCCAGTTCCGTCATGTTTATATCATCATCAATCATGGACTTTTTAACTTCTTTGCACCATGTCGGAAGAGTTCGTTTCACATTTTCCACCCCCTTATCGTCTTTAAACATTTGTTAATTACATTTGTTGTTTACATTCGTTCAATTTTGTCTTAGAATAACGTTATACGTTAACAATCACAGAAAGGAGTATCAGATATGAATAATTCATCATCATGGGCCGAGCAACTTCAAAATATTGGATTGACAGAATTTTCAGATGCCAACCGTAAGATTCTGTCCAGCATCGAAAACAGCGGCGTTAAACTAAATGACGCTTCAATATTGCAAGCTTCCGCAGAAGCAATAATAAGAGCTGTATCTGTTATGATTGAAGAAAATAACAAGGCTCTTTTAGTAGAAGCCGATCAATAATTATTCAGTTGCATTACACCTTGAGTGATTGCCGTCACTCTTTTTTTGAAAAATGTTTTAAACATTTGGTTATTACACTTTAATAATAGTGCATTAAAATGCACTTGTCAATAGTTATGTGCATTTTTTTGAACTTTTTTTAGGAAAGGAGTTTTTTTGTTTTACGATCAACTTTTAAAACTATGTAAAGAAAAGAACATAAAACCAACAACATTACTTACAGAACTTGGCATGAGCAAAGGTTCTATGGCTAATTGGAAATCCGGGAAATTGCCAAGCGGAGAAATGCTTGTGCGTTTTTCTGAACATTTTGGGGTTTCATTAGATTTTCTCGTATATGGAAAAAATCGACATAATAACTGTATTTCTCAATCTGATGCTGAGTGGATTTCTTTAATACATCAGCTGCCAATGGACGCCCAATTAGAATTCAAAGGAGAATTAAAAGGATATATTAAGAGAATGAATCAAGAAAATGAGGGTTCGAGAAAATTGAAAGAAGCAAAATAATACCCTTCGAGTGGTACCGAAGGGGGAGGAGGAAATAATATGAAAAGGATTTTAATTGCGTTGTTTATTTCGGCCACTATGTTGACTGGATGTGCATCTTCCGTTTCTCAAGAGAATTATGACACAAAAGTTAGCGAATTAGAAAAGGTTCAAAAAGAATTAACCGAATTAAAAAAAGAAAAGGCTCAAGAAGATATGTCGCAAGCTGGAGCAAAGGCTTGGGTTTTAGAATCATTTGGAGAAAAAGCAAAATATTCTATATCAGATAATGATTTATACGTTACTCTTGATACTGGATATACTCTATCAGAAAAGTCTATTGAGGCTCTATGGAGTGACATACAATCTTCATTGTCACTATATGGTAATTACTATCGCGAGAATCCAGAAAAGCTTCCGTATGATTCCGTGACAATAATTGTGCTTGAAGAAGAAACTGGTCTGGACATGATTTCGTTCCAATTATTAAAGGGTGCTGACGGTTCCTTCAAACAAAATACCTCTATGGTAAACTTAGAAGATTTTAACAAAATTGTTCCGTATTTAAACAACGCTTTAAAATAGGTATGGTTGTATGAGTAATATTGGAGAAAAGATAAAGGAATTGCGGATAGAATCCGGGGCCACCCAGTTGCAGCTCGGTGAGTATGCCGGGTGCTCAGGACAGGTAATTTCAAACATTGAAAGAGGATATACAAATCCGTCCGCACAGGTTTTAAATAAGATAGCAGAATTTTTCCATGTTCCTTCAGATTATTTATTGGGAAAATCAAAATCTCAGTGGATTGCGCTTGATCCGGAAACGAGGATGCCTTGCATCGGATCACGTATCTCTGATCTGATGCAGGATGCGAATATGTCTCCGGAAGATCTAGCGAACCGTGTAGAAATATCCGTACAAACTGCTCTGGAAATTTTAAGCGGAGCAATAACTCCAAATATAGACGTGTTGGCCAAGATCTCTAAAGTGCTAAACACTTCTATTGATTTCTTGATCGGCGCCGTCCCGTTTCAGACAATCATATCCTCCGAGGAAGAGCAAGATATTATTCTTTATTACAGGGGAATGTCAAAAAGCGGGAAACGAATGCTCATGGGAGATTTGGAAAAACTGAAAGACAGATAGGAATATATAATGTACTTAACCGGGGAACCGTTGAGGTGCTATACAGCCGCCGGACGAAAGAAAGGAGGCTGGTGCTTATGGTTACATACAGTGACTTGTTTACTTTTGTCATCATGCTTTGTGCTGTAATTACCCTTGTCGTAACGATAATGAAGCACAAAAAATAGCGCCCCTGTCCTGGTAAGATAAGGCGCTATTTTTATAGTTACACATTTTACCGGCGGTCAGGTGTACACTGACCAACGATTCCCTTGTTAAGTACATTATATCCAATACATTCCCGTTTGTCAAATACTATGCAACAAGGAGAAATGTTATGCCTGCATATAAATATCAAACAAAGGACGGGAAAACAAAATGGTATGCAAATTTTTACTATACAGACTGGCTCGGCGAAAAAAAGCATAAATGCAAACGTGGATTTGATACAAAAGGAGCTGCCAAAGAGTATGAACGGCTGTTCTTGGATAAGTATTCCAAAAGCCCAACAATCCTCTTTTCCTCTTTGGCCGGAAATTATATGGAAGATATGGAATCCAGACTGAAGCCGACAACATTAAAGGGTAAGAAATATATTGTCGAAACAAAGCTGCTTCCTTACTTTGGGAAAATGCAGATATGCGACATTGATGCAGATCTTGTTAGAAGGTGGCAGAATAGCTTAATTGATTATCGTAATGAAAAAGGTGAGGCTTATGCCGAAACATATCTGCACTCAATAAACTCACAGCTTTCGGCTGTGTTTAACTATGCAGTCAAATACTACAAACTTGGAATAAATCCATGTTATGTCGCAGGAAGCATCGGGAAAAGCCGGGCTGAAGAAATGAATTTCTGGACCAAAGAAGAATTTGAGCACGTTATGCAGTTTGAACAGAAACCGTCTTATATAGTTGCTTTCAAGCTGCTTTTTTACAGCGGCATGAGGGAGGGGGAGCTGCTTGCGCTTACACCGGAAGATTTTCCACGAGATACCGCAATTGTAGATGTAAATAAGAACTATGCCGTAGTAGATGGTATTGAATATTTTTTAACTCCAAAGACAAAGCGGAGCATACGGAAAATCACAATACCAGATTCTATACATGCAGAAGTTCTTGAATTCATAGACAGTATGTGCCTTGAACCAGAAGAACGTATATTCTATTTCAAAAAGGGCGGACTTTACAGCGAATTCAAAAGGATGATCAAGCGTTCTGGAGACAAAGAGATAAGAGTTCATGATCTGAGACACAGCCATGTGGCCATGCTGGTTAATATGGGGTTTGCAATCGAAGAGATCTCCCGCCGCCTCGGACACGATTCAATAAAAACCACATGGGATACTTATTCACACCTTTATCCCGGAACAGACAGGGAGTTAGCGCAACGAATAGAAGTTGTTATTAAAAAGGAACAGGAGGCTTCATCCGTCGCCGAAAATGAAGACGATGGCATTGTTGTAGATATGGTACCTGGTTCGCCGCTTGGCCAGATCAGCCAACACGCTCTGACAACGGCTGAGCAGCAAGGAAACGAACATATACGAAAAAACAACAAAAACATCTTTATAAAATATGGGATTGATATTGAATCAGAAATGGTTTACGGATATAAACTGGAAACGTATCTGGATTTGATAGCTTTTGGGGATGCAATTATACAGACTATTTCTTCTTTTAAACCTTCGGCAACTCTCAAAGATCTTATTATGGCCATGTACTCTGATGCCATATCATCTTGTGAATTGTCGCAGGGAAGCTTAAAAAATCTTGATCAGTTTATGGTTGATACAACGATTCCGAAATACAGCAAACTGTATGGAATAGGTGGAAAATAG